TTTGACCTTTATTATCAACTAGCATATTATCTTTAGTTAGATTTTCTTGTATTCTATTATATACTTTCCATAAACTATTACCTTCATCTTCAACTCTATTAATATTAAGTAATTGATTATAATCAACTCTTGAATCAAATGATCTAATTTTAATTGCTTCTTTTGCTAATTCTTGCATTTCTTCTTTAGTTAATAATTTTAACTTAAGTGTTTCAAATTTTTTGATATTAGATTGAACAGTGTGGTTTACATTATTTAAACACGTGTTTAACCGTGATATACCGTTTATATCATGTTTAATATCAAATTCAACCATACTATCTCTACGAAATAATCCATTACTACATACTTTTCTAAACATACCTAAATTTATACTTAATGGAGATTTACCAGTACATGAATTACTAATTAATAGATTAGACTCAGCTTCATGTTTTCCATTTTCATTCATTGAGAAATCAGGATGAACCATTTTAACGTAATGATTAACAGTTTTAAATGTTTTTTTATCTCTTTCTTCACTAACACCATTCAATATCCAACCTTTATCTTGTAATTTATTAATTACATCAATAGTTTGAATATAACTAGAAACAGGTTTAGTGTTTTGTGTTTTTATTAAATGATTAATATCTAATGAATTAGCAAAAGCTTTAGCTTTAGAAATTGAATTAACAGGGATAAATGAGTTTTTCATATTTTTATTTTGTTTTATAGATTGGTTTAATATTTCCATTTTTATCAATAGTATAACTAACAGGATTCATAAGATTTTGTTTCTTATTGTATTTACCCTTTTTAGTACTTTTTCCACCATTACATGACATGTTTTTATATTTTTAAGTTAGTTAAATATATGATTTATTTTTAAATAAACAACGACTATTCTGATATACTTTCATAAGTATAATTTACTTCATTGTTGTAAAAACTAAAATTCATTTTAAAATCTTTATCGCAATCTCTATTTTTAGTAAAATGAAGTGTTCTTTCTAATCCATCTTTACTTCGTTCTATATGAGCCATAGCATCTGTCATATGTTTTAATCTATTACTTCCAACAAAATCATTACCTTTAGTTGTTTGCTGGATATTAATAAATGAAGTAAAATAGTTTTTGCTATTTTCTCCTTTTTTGATTTTATCTTGTAAATGTAAAAACCAAAATTCTGCTGAGGTTTCAGTTCCTCCAAAACAATCCTTATACATTCCTAATACTTCTGCAATAGAATCAATACATATAACATCATAACCTTGATCAAAAACATACTCTAATGTTTCTTTTACAGAATCAGCATGGTTTTTAAGAAATAATGTTTGAACAATACTAAATTTTGGCATTCTTTTACAATATTTGTAATAAGCTATTTCATCCATCTCAGCAGAAACAAACAATACTTTATAACCTTTTGCTGTAAAATCTGATAACCAATCTAATGTTAATGTAGTTTTACCTGAACCTGGTCCTCCTACTATAACCATATTTGTTCCGGGCATTAAACCTTTTTCTGTTGATAAAAGCACATCTATTTCTCTATCTGTTTTGAGAGGAACAAATAAAGCTTCATTAAAATTTAAATCTCTTCCTCTAACTAATTTAATAGATTCAGGAATAAAATTATTTTTAACTACTTGAATTTTAGGTTTACGACCTCTAGTTTCTTTTTTCATAAAAGGAACAAATGTTGTTGATTGGTTTTCCATAACTTTTATTTTTAAATTTATAAGTTGAATATATGAATTTTATATCAATTAACAACGACAAAAAAACCTATCTTTTGGGATAGGTCTAATTTTATAAATTTAATTCTTTTTTAAGAGTTTCAATTATTTGTTGGGGATTGTTATTTATATCAGTTTCCCAAAATCTTAATAATTTAAACCCATTATCTAAAGCCCATTTATTTTTTAATATATCATTATCTAAATTAAATATTTGAGTTTTACATTCGGGAAGTTTATATTTAGTATTGGGATTACAATGCCAAAAATCTCCATCTACTTCTATCAATGTTCTATATTCGGGTAAATAAAAATCATATATAAAATGATTTTCTTTTGTATTAATATAATATGAATTTTGGAATTTTATTTTCAATAAATTAAGAAAACTTTCAAATCCTATTTCTAATAATGATCTTTTAACCTTTCCAGTTTCAATTATTCTTTTAACTGCAGAATCACTCATTTTATCTTTAGTTTCTTGAGAGTGTTTTCTTCCTACACCAAATCCTTCAGGTTTTGGTTTTGGAATACCTTTAGCACCTCTAGATATTTTATCTCCGAAATTAGGATCTTTTCTAGTTTTTATAATTGCTTCTTTTATGTAATTATATTCTCCAGAAGCAAATTTAGCTTTTCTAGTAGCTATAATTTTTTCTACTCGTTTTGGATTTTTAGGATCTCCAAAAATATTTTTTACTCTGGAATGATGACCATGTTTAAATTTACTAAAATCAGCTATAGTGGCTTCATATTTCATTTCTACACCACAACCACATCCACATAGTGGATGAATTTCCTTATATTTAAATTTAATTAAATATTCAGGAAATTTGAGTTTGTGAGTAAAATAAGTATGTTTTGATAACTTTGCTTGTTTCTCAGTTTCATAATTACATAATATACACTTTAGCATAAAAAATTCCTTTCGTTTATTATACATATTCGAAAGGAATTCAAAATTGGATTGGATTATGAAATATTTAACTAATTCTCAGAAATTTAAAATAGCGTAATCCATACCTAACACCATTTGTAAATTAATTGCTTGATTTTCTGTATCGTAATTATATTCACCAAAGTTAGCTGATTTAATAAATGCACCTTTGAAAATCCATTCACCAACTATATCTCCAACTGGACCTAAAATATTTACTGTTATATCTTTTTTGTAGAAATCAGAATAACCATCACGTCCTGTTACTGATTCATGATGTAAACGTTCCCATTCCATTACTGCTTGAGCTCCTGAAGGTGTGATAGGATCAAATAATGTAAGAGTTACATCTCCCCATTTTGCTTTTCCTTTTATTTTACGATAAACGTTTATATGATTTAAAACGATTTCTCCTTGATCCACAGTTACAGCCGACATTCCTTTTATCATAAAAGAAGGAATACCATCTACGTACATTACGAAGCGGTTTGGTTGTTTTGGTTCAAAAGCACTGAAAAATATCTCATTGGGACTTAATACTGCCATTTTATATATGTGTTTTTTGGATTTTAATTAAATTTATTATACATATGTGAAAATAAAGGAAAATTATTTATCACTTTTATTTCTATTACCTATTTGATCAGAACCATGTTCTTCAGCAATTATTGTTGTTTTAAATCGAGGCATTAGATTAGTGTAATGGAAACATTGTTTTTGGTGTTCCATATTTGTTAAATCAAACTTAGCACAAGCTTTTATATGATCTACTTCCCATATTTCCCCCCAATTATTCCAATCCATTCCTAATATAAATTGTTTTTCAATATATAATTTTAATTCATCTAAAGTACACCCAATTAGTTTTATAATACTTGAAGTTTTATAGGTTTTTTCATTTCTTAAAATACCACTTAATCTAACACTTAAAGTTATTCTTAATTTAAAATTAGGATCATTATCATATTTATTTTTTCTCCATTTTTTAAAATAATCTCTATTATTTTTATTCCATTTTTTAGTATATTTTTTCTTTTTTTCAGGATTATTTGATTGGTAATTCATGGTATGTTTTATATGTTTTTCTTTATTTTCACCATACCATTTTTTAGCTTTTAAATTCATTATTTCTTTATTATTTTTATAATAATCTTTTCCAAGTTCTTTAATACATTCTCTACATCTATTATTATAACCATCTTTATTTTTAGATGTTTTACAAAATGAATTAAAATCTTTATCTTTATTACATCTTTTACATTTTTTCATATAAATATTTCGTTTGGGGATTCCATTATAAATATTGTAAGAATAAAGAAAGCCACATATAGTGGCTTTTCTTTGTTTAATTATATTTTTATTTATGCAGGGAAAGTTGCACCAGTTGGGGTAACTGTAAAATCTAGATAAATAAACTCTGCAGTCTTACTTGGTTGAACGTAAATAGCACCTACCAATTTATTTCTATCAATTACATCTGCTGTATTATTTGAATCATCCATTACCACTTTAAAAGCATATAAACCATCTCTTTGTTGAACAGAAGATAAATATGGATTTACTTGATTTAAGAAACTATTTCTAGTAGCAATTGTATTTGCTTCAAATACTAAATTATTTCCTACTTGTGAAATATATCCTTTTAATTCAATTAATAATCGTCTAACATTAATACGATCTAAAGCTGATGCTTTTTGTTGTAATGTTTTCTGACCATAAACAACTAATCCTTGTCCTGGAAATTGAGCTATTGGATTAATTTTAGCTTGATATAAAGTATCTCTAGTAGAAGCATTTAATTTTTGTTCTGGACGAATTACATTGTTTAATCCACCTCTTTGAATACCTGCTGGTGCTGACCATTTTTCAGCTATCTTATCATTGTAAGCATAAACACCTGCAATCATTGTTGAAGCTGGTACCCAAACATTTTTTCCTGTTCCAGGATCTAAAATTTGACACCATGGCCAATACATAGCACCATATGAAGTATCTCTAGATGCTGCTTCAACTGTTACGGCTGTGGCAGTTGCTCCATAAACTACAGGATCAATTAATAAAATATTATCACCTCTTTGTTGTGTATTATTAATTAAAGTACTAATAGCACTAGTGTGAAGTGAATTTATTAAACCAGGAACCAATAAAACATTAAATTGATAATCATCTTTATTTGATAAAAGATTTATCATGTTTGTATAATTACCAGCATCTAATCCTTGTGTATTCCCTGCTGTTGTTATGTTATTATAAAATGCAGTTCCATTTTTTAAATCACCTGTTGCACCAGTAAATGAACCACTAGCAGCAATAGGAATTGATGAAGTATATTGTACTTTTGCTACTCCATTATTATCTAAATAATCAGGAGTTAATAAATTAACAGATGATACATAAACATATCTTGAAGCATTTGGATAACTTCCAGTTAATTCTACTTGAATTGTTGATGAGTTATAATTAAATACATAATCACCAATTTGTTTAGAAATAAAATTAGGGGCTTTAGGATCTAAAGATAAATTTGTAAATGTTTCTAAAATAGTTTTACTATTAGTAACATCATTACCTTGTCTAATTAATAAATTGAAAGTTCCAGATGATGTATTTGGATTTACAATTTCCCAACGAATGTTATCAGCAGAACCACTCATTAAAGCTCCATTAGTATCTAATGAACTTGAACTGTTTGTGATTATACCTTTTGAAATTGTTTTTAATGAAAATGCTGTTGCATTTGAACTAGCACTAATAGTAGTACTTGTAGCAGAAGTATAAGAACCAGTAACAACACGAGCTACTAATAATGAATCACCTCCATTATTAAAATAATTATAAGCTGCTATAGAAGTAAAATATGAATAAGTATCACTTCCACTCACTAAAACATCTCCAAATTTATTTACATAATCACTATAAGAAGTAACTACTGTTGGTAATTCTACAGGTCCTTTTACTGTTGGACCTATTATTGCTGCCCCAACTTGTACGGGTTGGGTTGATACCTGAGATGAGTCGTTTTCACGAGCTAAAACACCAGGAGATAATAAAGTTTCGGCCATTATTTTGTTGATTTAATTTGATTGATTTCCAATATAAATATGGATAAATATTTCAAAAAATAAGTAAAAATATCTATATTGGTGAAATTTTTTATATTATTAAGCTAAAATTACTGCGTTATATCTTCTATTTAAATTTCCTGCTTTTTCATATTCAATAAAATCAGAACCATTAGTTCTTCCTACTATTGTATTTATAGCAGCAGCATCAGAAACTAAATTATCTGCAACAGCAGAACCTATTGCTGTATGATCAAATATTTTTGAATTACCAGCTTGTATATAAAATCTTATTTTAGGAACAGCTTCTGGAAAATTTGTTATTTTAGTTATAGTAACAGCTCCATTATTTCTTAATGTAAATATTCCTACATAATTAAGATTAGTTGGGATAATTAATTGAGTACCTGTATAAATACTTAAACTATCCATATTTAAATCAGCTTCAAAATTAGAAGCTAATGAATTTATTGTTTTATATGCATATGATTTAGTATTATCAAAAGTAATATCAGCTATAGGGGCTATACTACATAAATCTAATGTTTTTCCTAAATTGAAATTACAATTTATAATAGAACCTCCTCCAAAAGTACAACCTGTTATTTGACCTTCATTTGTATTATCAAATACAACTGTTACAGTATCAAATAAAGTAATTGATAATATAGTACCTCTTTGATTTATAGAATCTATATTAGCACCATTATTTACATAAACATTTTTATATAAATCATTACCTCTTTGAAAAGAATCTACTCCATCAGGATTCCATTTATTTCCTCTTTCATCTTCTTGCCAAATAATAGTATCATTAGTGAAATCATATAGAATAAAATCTACTTCTTCTATATAACCATTAGCTACTGATTTAGTAAGTAAAGTATAAGCTAAAGGAGTAGCACTTGGGTCTGTTCCTGCAAAAGCAGCATCATCTGTTACTACATAATGATTACCATTCCAAAATACAATATTTCCATTTACATATCCTGCTTCTCCACCTACATACCATACACCTTGAACATCTGCACCTAATGCACCTGCTGCTTGAAAATCAGGATTTAAAAAGATAGCTTGACCCTCTAAAGAGAATTGATTAGTAGATACTGCTAAAAGTATAATACCAGCATCTGCTCTGTCTGTGATTTTATAATGAAATCCTTCATTTAAATTACTATTAGATATTAAATCTACTGCTTCAGAATAAGTAACATTTATTAAGCTTCCTGTTGATAAATTATCAATCATATCAAAAGCATTATTAATTTTATTCCTAGTATCTAATCCAGAATCACCATTATTTATATGAATTAAACTCATCTTTTATTTATAAATATTAATCTTCCCATATTTCAGTATCTATCCATTCACCATTATCATTCCAAATTCCATTATTTAAAATCCAATTTGAAGGAATTAAATGATCTACAACTCTAGGTTCACCCGAGTTTAATATCAATTCTGTTGTGAAAGCTGTATGAGTAATTGTTGGTATTTTTTTAACTGCATTTAAATCACGTTGTAAAACCTCAGGAATTATTTGACCTGATAATTTAAGATCAAAAGTACTTTTTACTGCTCTATCAGCTCCATCAGCAACTTCTATAACAGTATTAAAACCATCTATTCTAGCATTAAATTTAAAACGCTCTGGATTTCCCCAATATGAATCAGAAGCATAATTTAAGGCTTCAATTATGTGGTTCATCTGCTCAACATAGTATGTGTATATAACGCAACTATACTTTATATTAACGTAGTCAGGTATGGCTATGGCGTATTGTTCCCTTTCAGGTTTTATGTTGTTTAATACGTTGAAAGCATCATAAAAATTTCTTGATGAATATTTTTTAGTAAAAGAACTATATAAATGAGGTTGATTAGCATCTAATTTATTTCCTAAACTGCGGTTTTTTGTTAATTCATCTCTTTTAAAGACTAATAATGGTGACATTATTTTACCATTTTTATCTCTGTAGTATCCATCTTTTTGGATTGATTTCCATTTTTCAGGATTGCCATAAATGATTGGTACTTTTACTCTACTTCCATTTTGGTTAACACTAAGTTTTATTACTTCATTAAAATAATAATAAATAGCTTCATCAATATCTTGAATACCAATATAAAAAGGTTTGGTATCATCATTTTTAAAACTTAATTGATTACCTCTATTATTTTCAGTAGAATCATTAGGATTTCCTGTTGGTTGAAAACCAGGACCACTCGTAGAGTAAGGTTCTATCAAATCTTTAGAGATTTGTTTTTGGGATTTTGGGGTTGGTTTTCTATTAGACATTTTTATCTTTCTTTAGTAATTCCAATTTTATCTGCTGGAATATATCGAGCTACACAATTTATTGATATAGATGTTCCAAATTCTTCTAATCCAGGATTGATTGGATTTTCAGAATAGTTATAATCTGGGTCTTTACCAACAAATAGTTGATTATCAAATGATTGTTCTATCTCATAATAATCATTATAATACATTATAAAATCTCCTAATTCAGGTTTAACTCCAGCATCAACTAAGTCATCTCTAAGAAATGAAAAAGTATTAATACGATTATAATCTTCTCCTATATTTGTTTGTTGGAAATTAGGATCAGTTCTTTTAATTAAACAATTTAATAATGTTGGTTCAGTAAAAAATCTTTTTCCTGTAACTTCACCGTACATATTTGTTGCAGTTTTTTCTATATTTACTTTATATAAAGCAACTTGTTGAGTAATAATATCTCCTAACAATTCACGATTGATGTGTCTAAATAATGATATATCTCTTTGCCTTCCGAATTGTGCACACATATTAGCCTACGAAAATGGTAAGTGGAACCATGGTTAATGATTTTTGAGTACTATCTATTTCTAATGCTTTAGCTTCCATTAATTTTTGTCTTGAAGTTTCATCAAAATAAGCTCTTAATCTTTCAACTAATCTATTTTTTTCATCAGTTGCAGCTGTTATTAAATCCCCATGATTTAAAGTTGTTTCAGCACCTGGAATTGGGACTGTTTGATATTTACCTCTAATATATCCTAACATCTCTTTACATAATGCTAAAGTATATTCGAAAATCCATTGGCGACCAATTGAATTAATTTGAGAATAAATTGGATTTGTAAATGGGACATTTGAAACATTTGTAACTAAACCTCCATTATTATTACCTGCAGATGGATCATTTCTTTCATCTAATTTTATATATTGAAAGAAAGCATACCCTCCAGATGATGAAATAGAAGATGTTAAATCAGTTCCTATTTCTCCTGGAACTGGGAATATTCTTAATTTATTATTTATTAATTCAAAACTATATTGAGATCTCCTAACTTGGTTATTCATATCAATTGCTTGAAGAGATTGAAGATTATAACTAAGAGGCATCATAAGATAATTTACAGCTGTTGAATAATTACCCCATCCAAAACTATCCATTAAACCATTTACACCTATTCCGGCAAAAAATGTTGCATTTGGAGGAGCAGATTCATAAAATATTCTTTTTACTTCTATTCCTCCTGTTATGTTATTAGCAATAGCCCAAGCAGACATATCATAATCTTGAACACTTGCTGTTAAAGGAATTATTCCTCTATACCAAGTTGTTTTTCCACCAACTCCTGCTTCTTCTCCATACTGTTGAGATAATCTAACAATACCTGCAAAATTAGGAGTAATCAAAGTATTATTAAAATTAGATCCAGTTGATGCTCCTTCTAAAGATAAAAAATCTTGTTTTATTTTATAAGCATACAATTCATTTCCATAAGTTGTAACTGCTTCTTCAAAAGCAGTATAAAAATTTAAATCTTGTAATTCAACTTCTACTAATGGATATCCTAGACGTCTTGAACAAAATGTTGTTACTTTATCAGCATCAGTTTGAAACTGACAATCATTGTCATAAAATCCAAAGGGTGTATTACCTGGAAAAAATGATGATGAGCCTGGATATATAGGAATATTTGCCATTATTTGGATTTATTATAAATATTAATCTGTTTGGGGTAAAGAATTAAAATTTTCATATTTTTTATTATTTATAGTTATATCTGAATAATAATAATTTATTATTTCACCTGTAATATATTCTATCATGAATGATAATGAATCTATTTCTATAAATGTTTTAATATTTTTTGAATCTATATTCATAATTTTTCTACCGTTAGATAAGAGATTACTGAACTATCAGAAGCACTTGAGTTTTGGAGTGCAAATATTAAATATCTATTAGCGGTACTATCAAATGTAAACGTAACGGGAGGTAATGAAATACCCCCTACCTGTTCATCGTATCCACCTGAAGAATAAGTTGCAGAGTATCTTTCTACAGTTGTCGAACTTTTAAAAGGAAAATTAAAAACTGTACCTATTAATTGATGGAAAGGTGAAGAAACGTATGTTCCTAACAAAGTAGCACCCGATAAATTATTGGTGCTATTTACATATACACGTAAAGTTACTGTGCCAACAGTATTATTTTTTCTTACTCTTAATAGTGCGCGTAATCTTTTAGTAGAATCAAAAGTATTAGCTGGGATTAATACTCCTGTACATAAAGTATTATTAGTTGAATTTGTAGCTGTACTATCTGTTGTTGAGGAATATATTATTATAGGGGCATTAGATATATATGAAGCTGTTAGGGAATTATTAGACCAAGATGATGTTCCCTGTAATGATCCTGTAAAATTTCCTATTATAGATCCTGTAACAATTAAACTTCCTGTTATTATTGCACTTCCAGTATATGGAAAAGATGAAGCATTAGCTACATAAGATGCTGTTAAAGAGTTATTTGACCAGGATGAAGTTCCTTGTAAACTACCTGTAAAGGTTCCAATAAAACTTCCAGTAAAACTTCCTGTAAAAGAACCTGTGTTATATGAACTAGTAAATAAATTTATACTAGCTGTAAATGGATTGAATGAAGATGTTTTTACTAATGAACCTGTATCTATAGTAGCTCCACTATTTAAAGCAAATGAAGCAGTTAAAGCATAACTTGAGCTTAAAGCATTAGATGAAGTTGAAGAATAAGATGAAGTAATTACTGAACCTCCGTAATATGAAGCGGTTAATGTATTATTACTCCAACTTGAAGTTCCATTTAAATTTCCTATAAATGAACCAGTAAATGAACCTGTATTATAAGAACTAGTAAAAGAATTAAATGAAGAAGTTAATAAAAAACTTCCTGATTTAGAATTAAATATTGGATCTTGTTCTATAAAATAACTAGCAGTAGAACTAAAAGATGAACTTATAGCTAAGGATGATGTTTCAGATAAAATAGAATAAGAAGATGTATTAGCATAACTAGCACTAACTGCTATTCCTATAAATGATCCACTAAATATTCCTTCTCCATTTCCAACAAATGAACCTGTAAAACTTCCAGTAAAGGAACCTGTTGTAGCCACAACAGTATCTCCTCTTAATCCTTGAGGACCAGTACTAATTTCTACTACTGATGTTACAGGTTGAATTATTTCAACAACATTATGATCAACATTATTGGTAATAGTAATATGATTGTTTACATTATTGAAAACAACCTCATTATTATTTGGGGTAATATTGATAGGATGTGGTCCTGACATTATCGAGTTACTTCTTTAGATAATTTAATTTGACCTTCTAAAATTCTATTTACTGTGCTTCCTGAATATATTTCTAAATCATATACTGCTGTATCAAAATCAAATACTGAAGATGAAGCAGCTGAAATGTATAAACCTATTGAACCTGATGTGGGTGGTGTAGATCCATTAGATCCACTAAAATTTAAACCAGTTCCATCTGGTTGTAATGAACTACTTAAAGTTATATAAACTGTTGAGGAAGGTAATGTTGGACGAATTTGCATTCTTCCTCCATAATTGGATAAATTAATTGGATTTCCATCAGAATCTTTATATTGGAGTTGGAAACTTAATGTTGATCCTTGTTCTATAACAAATGAGTATCTACCTGCAGACATCTATAATGTAGTTTGATTTATTATAAATATTGTAAATTTAAGCCCTTTTTATAGGGCTTTTATTTTCTTTTATCTATTATCTTTACAAGCTTGTCAAGGCCTGCTTCTACATGCCAAGTATCAGGTTGGATAAGTTCAAAATCATATCGCTCATCTTCTACTAATATTATCTCCGCCATACTTCCCCAGCGGACTAGTGCAAATCTCTGATTCTGAGAAAATAACTCATTTTGATTTAAAGTAAATGGACAAATCACATTTACATCTTCATCTGCAATTAATGTAATATAATAAGTATAATCTAAAGATGGTGAATAAATTTCAACTAACATTCTTTCATTATACTTTAGATAATCCATATTATCAGGATTAATTGCTTGATTTAATAAATCCTTTTCAACCGCGAGCATTGGTCTATTGGTGCTTTCAATCGGTTCTAACTGTCTATAACGCACTACTCCACCATAGGGTATGCGGATTATATGAGGATCATAGAATGATAAAAATACGCCTATAACAAGTGAAGGTTTATTATATGTTTTATCTCCTATGACATCTTGTAATGTATAATTTATACCTTTTATTTCAACTATTTTATCTGTTGATGGGTTTTGGATGTGTTTTTGGTATAGGATTGTTCCGTCGCAAGGGGAGTAGAAATGTTCGTTGTCGATGTAATTAGGACGTTGAGGATCTCTAAAGAAAAATTCAGTTGATAATTTTGTAAGATTCATTTTCTTACATTTTGAAATGTCTTCTTTAATCCATTGTTCTAGGGGTTTGCTCATAATAATTTTAATTTGGAATAATTACTTTGATAAATGTTATTACCTCTAATATAATTTAAACATTGTTCATAAGTCCCCTCATAAACTATTTTATCTTTATTCCAAGTATCTATAACTTTATTTTTCATTAAATTAATTTTTTCTGGATATCTACGCGATTTAACATTTGTATCATACAAGAGAGAAGAGCACCACTTTTCATGAATTCTGAAAGATTAAATATAGCACATTCCATTCCCTCACCTCCGCAAATTTTCTCTAAAGTATTAATTTTATGTTTTTCTAAATCATATAATTCTTCTCCTTTTTTCAATTCAGAAATGTTTGAAGCACATAAAATCATATTACCCAATCTTACAGAGTTAGTAATACCTCCAAAGGCATCATCTTCACTTATGTCTATAATTTTAGTATAGCGTTTTAACTCAGCTATTTCGGATGGTTCATATAAGGACGTGCAAATCATAGTTGAATCACTTGTTAACGGAAATACTGAACAATCTAAATGATATAAATAAGGTTCAATCATTTCTAATTTAATAATTTTCATATCAAATTGTTTTTCCATCCATTCATATGCTTCTAAAGTTGAACGTTGTCCATACCCTCCAATATAAATGTTATCTTTTAGATATTTAAGATCTGCTTCACCTTCCCATTTAAATGGACATACAAATGTTTCATAACCCATCATATCAAAAAATTCCTTACCAACCCATTCTTCTCCACGTCTTGGTTCTGAGGTATAATTAGATAATAACATTACATTACGATCTTTAATATGAGGTAAATGTAAACCTAAATTAGCAACATATACTTGATCTTGAAAATCACCTTTACTAGGTAATAAATAAACTAATCCTTGACCAGCTATAAAATTATATAAATCCATAAACTGTTTATATGCTTTAGGACGATTAATTTCTAATTCTTCAGGTTTAAGTTCTTCCATCCAAATGTTGTTTGGTTCTTTAGCAGATAAGCTAAATGGAAAATTCATTACATAACTTGGTATGTTGAGTTGTGAAGGTGTTTCTTTTATCATTTGTCGTTAATAATTAATATAATATAAATATAAGTAGAGTATACTAGTTATCCACGAAATTTTATAATAAGTAATTAGAAAAAGAAAACCCAACATTTCTGTTGGGTTCTCAATTTAATTAAAGGTTATTTATTAAAGAGTATTTAAACCACTTACATAAATTTTTCCATAAAATTCCGACCTTACCATTTTCTTCGCGTAACGAGTCAATAAACCTTTACGTGGAGTAAATGTATCTGGATCGTAAACTAATGGAGTCATGATTAATGGAACATATGGAGCAAATACAGCACCTGTTTCCAAGAATTGAGATCCACGGAATCCTAATAGGATTGTGTTTTCAGTCATGTATGGATTTTTGTATACTTGGTAACGTCCATTCATTTGACCTACTTTTTGTACACCAAATGCATACTTCATTTTAGTAGCTTCTGCACTATTATCAGCTGCAAATCCTGGGATTGATTCTAGGATTGTTGCTACTGTAGGAGAACATACTAAGAAAGTAGCACCACCACGAAGTGTTTTTTGATGAATAATATTAGATACTTTGTTAATTTTAGTACCTAATGTTTGATACCAACCACCTTGAGTGTTATAGAAACCTAAGTTACTATTTGTGATACCTGTTGAATCCAATGCTTGGTTATTAACTGCTGACCAATATTCTGTAACTGCAGAAGCGTTTGCGATCAACATATCCATAATTTCTAAGTCAATCTCTAAAGAGATGTATTCAGACATAATAGAAGTTAATTCAGCTTCAGCATCTAAAGCATGGTAAGCGTTTAAATCTTGAGAGAACTCAGGAGTCCAAACAGCTTTCAACTTACGTGTTTTAGCAACAATTGCTTCAGATTTCAACTTAATGTTGATTTCAGGGATAGCGATTGGGTTGTTTAAACTGTTTAATGAAGTGTTTCCATCTTCAAAATCACCACGTAATTGATCAGTTGGTTGTAATTGGAATGAAGCTGTTACGTTAGCTAAAGTTGCAACTTGACCTACTTTAGAACCAGTAACTAAGAAAGTAACAGTAGTTCCAGCGAAAGTTGTATAAGCAGCTTGGATATCAGCAGCATTTAAACCAAGAGCTGATTGAGATACTAATGTAAATGCACGAGATCCGTTGAAATCTGCTTTAGCATCTAAAGTTACAGCTAAAGTTTTCCATTGTAATGAAGCAGCAGAAGCTGAATAATTAGAATCGAAATTAAAGTTAGCCCAAGAAGCTGTTGCTACTGTAGCAGTTACAATAGATGAAGTGTTGTTAATAGTATAACTAAAACGACCTGCACCATATAAACCACCATTTGCAGCAGTTGTAGCACCTGGATTTGTATTACCATATAATGATTCAGTTCCATAAAAACCAGCAGCACCAGCTGCAGCAAATGGAGACTTAGTTGTACCATATTGGAAATCTAGGTAGAAAATTAGACCAGAAGGTAAATTCATTGGTTGAACTGAAACGAATTCTTTCGCTGCAATTTGTCCAAATACTTTACGTACTAATGGTAAAGCTACACCAGCCCATTGCTCACCTACTCCAGTTGTAAAAGCAGCACCTGCTGTTCCTGCACCTGTTTGAGATGATTCAACTACTAATTGTTTTGCCTGATTCTCAAGAATCATTGACATGTTGTTTTTATCGGTTTCGGTACTCATACCTTCCAATAGGCCTGTTTTAGCCCATTTTCCTGCTAATCTAGCAGCATCATTTTGCAATGACTTATATGGGTTGGAACTTTCTAATAATGAATTGATTGTACTCATTTTTGTTTTTTAAATTGTTTTTAATTGTTTGTTTTTATTTAATTCCTGCTAATACTTTGAAACGATTTACCATTTCACTTGATTCTAAGATTGGAGTAGTTCCTTTTGTTGAATTTCCAGTTGCTTTAGAAGCGAAACCTCTTGATTCATTAATTGGAGATACTTTTTTCTCTTTTAAACTTTCTAAAATAGTTTCGTAAACCAATTTGGTTTCTTTTACTGTTTTAGCTTTATCAAAGGACGTGATTACTTTTACTTTTTGGTTTTCATTCAAATTTTTAGATTTGAAGATTTTATTAACATAAAGCAATTTAGCATTTAATAGATTAACTTCGTTTAAATCATGACTTAATGAATCAACTGCTTCTTTAGCTTCTTTAAGCTCTTTTTTCAGTTTTTCTTTATCTTCGTCTTTTTTAACTACTGTTTTTTTCTTTTTAGCTTCATCAATTGCTTCAATTTCAGCTAAAATTTCATCTATACTTACTTCATCTTCATCGTTAACTTCAACCTCAGTTTCAGTTTCGTCTTCCATACCTTCATGTCCAGCTTCTATATCACCCGCTGCTACCATGTCTTTAATAACGTCTTCGATTACTGCTTTTAAATCATCTTCAGACATATCTTCTAAATTTAAAGGTTCATCTTCTTCTGTTTCGGCTTCTTCAGCATCTTCAGTTTCAGTTTCATCTTCTGATTCTTCAGTTTCGTCTTCAACTTCATTTAAATCAATAGATTCTTCTACTTCTTCTGATTCTAATTCAGCTAAAAGTTCGTCTAAATCCATTTCTTCATCTACTGTTGTTTCTGTTTCAGTAACATCTTCTGTTTCGCTCACTTCAACTTCTGTTACATCTTCAACTTCATCCACGGTTTCTTCTTCAGATTCCATTTCTTGTAGTTTAGCTGATAACATTTGTGTTAGGTGAGGAGTAAAAGATTCTTCCAAAGCAGCTTTTGCATTTGCTATTGCCATTTTTTTAACAGCGGTAGCATCAGCGATTGCCTCAGCAAAGAGGTCTCTGTTTGTGTTTTTCATTTCCTCAAAAATTGGTTTGTGGAGTACGTTTATTAAGAAACGTAATGGGGATTAATTTATAAAAATGTTGCATAGAAGTGGCAACATATTCTGATATACATATTGCGAGATTTTTCAAAAACCTTGAGAATCGAAAAAGAAATGCCTCTCTTTCGAAAGGCATCAATCTCAAAATACTATTTTGAGAGGGGTTAAAATATTCTATCAGATTTATTTCTGTTACCAATATGATCTAAATAACCAAATGATTTAGCTATTTCTGTAGTTTTAAATAATGGTTGGTGGTTTTTATAATTAAAACATTCTAATTGTTGATCTATATTAATTAAGTCAAAAGATGAACACGGTTTGATATGATCTATCTCCCAAATTATCCCGTGATTTTCCCAAGACATTCCATTCAAAAACATAGATTCCAAATGATTTTTAAATTCTTCAATTGAACATCCTATTAATAATAAAGCAGAATGGTTTTTAGTTATATTATCTTTTCTTAAAGCATCTAACAATCTAAGTCTTAATCTAACTTTAAGTTTAAATTGTATATTATTTTTATATCTTTCTTTAGTTTGAGAATTAAGTTTTTTTCTATTAATTTTATGATAAGCACTAACTTTATCTTTATTAATCTTATGCCAAATTTGAGGATAGTTAGTTTCTCTGTTATATTTAGTTACAGTTTGAATTCTTTGCTCTCTATTTTCATAGTAATATTTCTTATCATATTCTATTTTTTTAGTTTTAAATTCATCACTAGATCTATATTCTTTTTTCTTTTGTTTATTATCTATATAATATTGTTTAATACAAGATTTACAATTTAAACTATACCCATTAGTATATTTTTTATTTTTATAATAATCTAATATAGATTTATTAATATTACATTTAGTACAAATTTTTTCTACCATATTGGACATTGACCTTGTGAACAAAGAATATCTGTTATTATCCCATTAATTTTGGTATAAGGGTTAATATTATTATTTAATGATTCATTTAAATTACCTGTTTTTAAAAATGAGCCTGGATTTGATGGAGTACTAACTAAATCCCAACAAAGAAGACTAAAATCTCCTTGTACTTCCATTACATCACCTACTTGTTTAAGTGAACCCATACCTCTGCTAGATATTCCTAATGTGACTCCACTTTCAATTAATGTTTTAGCTATATTTCCAGATGGGGTAGGTAAGATTTCTAATTTACCATATATTTTATCTCCATCCCACCATGTTTTGGTAATGAGATGTGATACATTTTTTAAATTAATTATAGAACTATCAGGATGATCCAACTCTCCTGTACTTGTTCTATTATTTATAAATTCTTGATTATATTTATCTATTTCTCTTTCCCATAATTCTCTAGGGTAAAATCTTTGATTTCCGTTAGTTTTTTCACTAGTAGCTAATAAAGTTTCAACAACTAAATTACCTCCTCTCCTCATAGACTCATGAATATTCTGAAGAGATAGAGTCAATGGTATTGTTTCAATTAATATTTCTCTCATATTAAACGTTTTTATTAGCTGTTGCTATTTTTAATTTATTATCAGCTCTTTGTTTTTCAATTGCTGCTGCTTCTGCTTCTTTAGCTGCTTGATCTTTTGCTAATTTAGCGTCTGCGTCTTCGAGTGGACCTTCTTTCATGATATCTGAAGGACCACCATATATTGATACATCAATTATATTCCCATCTACTACTATATATTCGTTATTTTGATCGTCTTTAAATAAAGGATAAGTTTCACCTTTATATTCATAATCACCTATTTGTTTATCATCATCTTGTTGGTAATCATCTTCTAATAAATCACTTAACCCCATCCCCTCTTTCAACTTGATAATTTTTTCTTTACCAGGCATATCCATTTTTTTAACACCTTTTGATGTTTTAGAAGTTTGTGTCATTTCTGATTTAACTTCTTTTGGTTTACCTTTTTTAGCAGATTCAGTTTTAGTTAAACTATCTTTAACATTTGATTTGACTTTTTCCTTATTAACAGGTTCCATTTTATCTGTTTTAGATGGAATAGCACCTGGTAATTGATCTGTGTAACCTGGAATTTCTAATCCAAATGCACTATTTTTAGTATAATAAATTGGATCTTTAGTTAAGTTTTTTAATACTTTTTCTTTTACTTTTTTAAGATCTTGATCGGGATCTTTACTCATTTCAGTATAAACACCTCTTTGTAATTGATCAAATATTACGTTATCAATTGATTTAGTATTTTTTTGATCGTAATCGTTGTCTTGTATATCTTCTACTGATTTATCTGTTTTTTTATTATCAGCTTTAATTTTAATTTCTTCAGCTTCTTTTTTCTTAGCTTCTTGTAAGAATTTATCAAATGCTAACTCAAATGATTGTTTTGGAGTTGACTGAATTTGATGAGAAGGAGTTAAATCAACATAACCTTCAGTTATAATTGATTTAGTTTTTAATATTTTAGTAGTTAATTCAAAATCGAAGTGATTAGGAATATATTGAGGAAATAAAGCTTTAGCATGTTTTAAAAATACATCTTTAGCTGTTGATTTACCTTCTTTAATAAGGTTATATTGTTCTTGTAAACTTGCCATTATTTTTTCTTTTTTATTTCTTCGTAAATTTTAACTAAACTAATTGATTCTTTTTGAATTTTTTTATCTTTAATACCAGCTATTTCTTTTCTGATTTTAGTTACTTCATCAGTAAAATCAGCAATATCCGAAGCTATAGCATCTATTAAACCAGGCTCATTTTCACCTTTATCAATTAAATATTGAATTTCTGTTTGGAGATTTGCTAGTTTAATTTTTAATCTTCTTAATTCAGTTGATTTCATTACTTATAAATATTATTTTTTCTTTTTAACTTTCTTAAATGCTTTAGGAGTAGCATAATTCATTCCAATACCAGGTTCAAATCCAGCTCCTGCTCCACCTCCACCAGTAACTGACATTTCGTCTAAGGTTTTTTTAATAAGAGATTTAATTCTATCTTCATTCATATTAAAGAAATGACTATATTTATCCCAAACCTCATATTTTTTAAGAATGTCTTTTATTTTAGACATATCTGAATCATATCCTTTTACATGATTTAATTTAGAAAAATATGCTAATAAAGTATGATATAAATCTGAACCTCGTCCAGAATCTTTCATTACCTGGATAAGTATTTTTTTATTTGGAAGAACACGTTGATATTTCATATTTAAATTATCTATATCTTCTTCTCCACCTTGTTCAATATCAACCCAATCTTCATCTTCTGATTCGTTTAGGTTTAACATATGTTTATAATCATCCCAAACATCATAATTTTGAAGAATTGATTTTATTCTATCAGCATCTTTATCAAATATAGCTTCTTCTAATTCAAAATATAAATCTCCTTTACCCCAATCTTCTTTTACAGCCCATAATAAATCAGCAAATGGAATTGAATTACCTATTATTTTATGTAATTCAACATCATCTTTAGTTCCTTGTTCTGATTCATTTAATAAAGGATTATTCTTTAAATATTTTATGTAATCGAAATCTTCCATTAGTTTAAATTGATTTTTTCTAATTCATTTAAAAGCTCACAATATTGAAGTAAGTTAATAATATCTTCGTTTTTTACTTTATATGTTTTATCTACTTCATTTATTAACGTAACGATTTCATTAACCTTAATTTTAGTTACTTCGTCTTTAACTTTTTTATTTACTTTAGTTAAATTTGATTTAATTTCAACTAGTTGTAAATTATAAAAATCACGTAATTTAGAAGTATTATCTACTGAATTAATATATTCTTTAAGAATTAACTTTTGTTGTGGATTAAATGAACTATATTTTTCATTGAATTTATCTAATAATGTTCTAGATACTAACATTCTAGTACCTTTATCAAAACTTGAAAATTCTTCTAATAGTTTATCTTTTACCTCTTCAGTTACTGGTTTTGAAGTAAGATGTTCTAATATAGTAATTTTATTATTAATTACAGCATCAGTATTATTAACTCCACTATTTGCTATTTCCATTAAATTATAAAAAGCAGCTTGTGCTTTATAATTAGGTAATTTAGTTTTGAAAAATTCTTCTAAATTATAATGATTTTTAATTTCTTTAATTAAATTATATTTTTCTTTTCTTAAAGCAGTTCTGTTTAATTTTTTAGATGCTTCAAGTACAGTATTTAATATAATATCTGCTTTACCTTCAGTTAATCTTTTATTCTTTAGTAAAGTTTCATATAATTTATATTCTTTACTTAATTCACTTTTAGTAAAATGTTTACGTAATATATCAACTGCAGGTGATTCCTTAGCATTTAGTGTATCTGATGTTATTTGTGATACAAGTAATTCAAATAATATACCAGAATTCTTAAATTTGTTGTGGGTTATCTTCATTCCTGATAGGGAGTTTATTATAAATATATGTAAATTAGTCCTTCAATTGATTTTCATCTAACAATGATGATTCATTAGTAGAGTTAAATACTAGTTTCTTTTTAACTATTAGATTTTCTAATAATTGTTTATTTTTTAATTGTTCAATTTTTGATGTATTTTCCAATGCTAATGGTGAACCACCTTTAAAATTAATATCTACTTTAGTAGATTGATCATCCTTTTTCATATCGATTTTACCTAAACGATCTTTACCAAAATTATCATCTTGAGTATTAATATTAGTTACTCGTTTTTTAGGTCTACCTTTTGGTACATCTTCATTATATCCATCAGGTAAATTATCTGTATTAGAATCCATACGTCCTTTACCATATAATGAAGCTAAATCATGTGGTGTACCATATGATTCACCTGATTCTACTGGGTCGTTACCTTCGTTTTCTATTTGGTTTAAGCGGAATGTACGTCTAGCATCTTCACGTATTAAATCTCTATGTTCATCAAATTCATTATCACTAAGATGGAATACATTATCATAAATCCAATCTGTAGGTAATAATTTAGATTCCATTATATCCTTAGCTAATGATACTTTTTCTTTCAATAATGCAATTTTTTCTTGATCATATATAATTGAAGGTGTTGTTAAAGATAATGTAAAATTAGTTAAATTTTCATCTTTGAAACCTTGAGTATATAAATGAACTAATGCTATTTTATATAATTCTGAAATAATGATACGTTGTAAACGTTCTACTGTACGAGCAAATCTAATATCTTCTGCTGCTAATGTTGCTTTACCAGTTAAATCTTTTTCATAACCCATAAATGCTTTGGGTACTTTTAAAGCAGCAAATAATTTATCACGTAAATATTGTACATCTTCTATTCCAGAATAATCTAAACCTTTTGTAGTATCAATTTTAGTTGCAGTATCATTACCCCTCATCGGAATATAAAAATCCTCCATCATATTCATCATGTTATAACGTAAATTATATTCACCTGTTTGAGGATCCATATAAGGTGTACGTTTCATGGTGTTGATGGTTTTTTGCATAAAACCTTCTACTTCAGCAGGTGCAATTCCACCCACATTAATGTAAAAAACTCTTTTTTCAGGGGCACGGACAATTCTATGAATTAACATAGCATCTTCCATTAAAACATATTGTTTAAATAATTTACGAGCTGGTTCTAAATATGATCTCCCATAAGGTAAATAATTAGTATCTGCTAATAATCTAAAATGAGCCATTTCATAATTATCAAAAAATATAGCTGTTTTAGTATCTTGAGTTGATCTAGTGTAAGATGAACCATCCATTGCTATACCTTCAGGACTAAATCTAAATCTAACAGCCATTGGGTTTTCAATATCATATCCTTCTTGACGATCAATATGATATGCTGTATAAGGGATAACATTGTAAACTCCATATTTTTCAGCAATTTCTAATTTTAAGAAAAAATCACCATATTTACACATATTTCTAATCCATGACCATAGATTGAATTCTATATTCATTACATCATAAAATAAATTATAAAGAATTTTTTGAATATTTTCATCACTACTTCTAATTTGAAGTACTTCCCCTAAATCATTTTTTAATGTACTCTCATCAGCTAATATATCTAAAGCAGATGCTATAATTGCATCACTATCCATAGCATCATATTCTGAATATAATTGAGGTCGAATAGTCTGGAAATTCAGGTTGTTATTTTGACCATATAGTGATGTAGGTGATGTAGTATATAGACGTTGAAATCTATCAACTAATGAATTGGTTTGGATTTCTCCTGAAGTTTGGATTTGATTTACATCCATTACCTTAAGTTCATTTCCACCTATATTTCGTATGATTACATCAGTACTAAATAATCTTTTTAATCTAATAAATAGTTTTGTATCTGCCATTGTTTGTTTTTATAGAATCCATCTAAAATCCTCTTGTCTGCCTCTTACATTCATTGTATAAGGATTTTGAGTAATATAGGAATTATATCCTGCTGTTTGAGGTTTAGTTGAAGTAATATTATTAAGAACTGATTTTGTCATCTCAATTCCTTGTTGTTTATATCTTAATGCTTTATCTCTTATATAAGTTCCAATCCCACAACTCATAATTAAATCATCATTATAACCTGATTGGGCTTCTGCTCTGTTATTTTTCCAAACAAAAACTTTCATCTCACCAAGTAATCTTTTTGATCTAATTATTATTGATTTTTCAAAAACATATTCTTGAAATTTACTAATAACTAATGGACGTGTTGATTGTGACATTGTAAATCCAGGAGTCATTTTACTTGTATCTTCATATCCATTCGTATACGAAGAAACTTCTGCATTTCCACTTTTAGATGAATAATAGAAATTAGAATATCCTCTTTCTAAAATAGTTTCTACTGTACTCCAACCCATGTTAGCATTTTCTACTGCTAATAAAGCATTATTATATTCAGTAGCTAAACCTACTAAAAAATGTCCAAAATCTTTGGGTCCTAATTGACCTTTATATTCTGCAACTTGTTCATTAGTTTCAGGATCAAATACTTGAGCAGCAGATGAATCCTTTCCATCTCCTCTAGCAACATCGGCTGTTACTACATAATTTTTATTATAATCTACAGTTTTCCAAATCCATAAATTTCTATCATTTCCTCTTCGTTCGATAGGTTCTTCAATAGTATTTTTCTCAATATATTCTAAATATTCTGAATGAAATACTAAATCACCTGAAGTTGAGAAATTACAATCACATTCTTGTGCTGCTAATCTAGGGTCACCTAGTTTTTTATCTTGAGAATCTCTCCAAGTTTGATCACGTTCAGGATGAACTTTCCAATCTAATTTTATAGGTAAGAAATCATTTTCTCCTGATTCAGCCTCGACCCAAGTTTTATGAAACCAATTTCCTGTTCCATAAGGAGTAGATAATACTATAGCTCCACCACCAGTTGCTAATGTTTGTTGAGCTGAAGCCCAAATTTCATCAACACCTTCAATAAAAGCAGCCTCATCTATAAGTAATAAAGAAACTGCTTCAGATCGACCTGAATCACCAGCTGCTGATACTGCTTTTATTTGGGAACCATTATTTAATCTAAGGGATAATTTATTATTTTCTAAAGGATTATCTTTTTCTCTAAGCCATGAAGGTAAATTATCATACATGAATTTTACCTTAGTAACCATGTTTTTTGCAGTTTCAGTCTTAGTAGCGATACAAAGAATGTTTTTATCCTTATGAAATAACATTAACCATAAAGAATAACCTGCTGATAAAGTTGAGATACCTAATTGTCTAGATTTAAGTACAATATTATATGGATTGTCTCTAAATAATTGTAATACTTTTCCTTGGAATGGGTATAGATTGAATAGGATTCTTCCCCTTTGAGGATGCTGTATGTAACAAAACTTACGCATAAAATATGCAGGATCAGTTGCACATTTAAGGTATTCTTGTTTAATTATTTCTTTATAATTTATAGGTTTGTTTTCACTCATGTAAGTTTCTTTTCCATCTAAATCCTCCAGCAAATTTAGCTTTATTATTTAAAACTTTAGATATATTATTTATATTGAGGGTTTTTTGTGCTTCAACCATACTATTCCATTTTTTGATAAATATATTTTCTTTAGAATATTGAGATATTGGATGATTACGAATAAGTAAAGGAGGTTCTATTTTATCAAATTTTTCATATTTAAATATAAATCCTTTAACAGTTAATTTTTTATTTTTCAAAACAGCACATACATGACCTCTATCTAAATTTAATTCATTCGATGCTTGAGCTGATGAATTCCATTCTTTGATAAAACTACCATCTAAATCATATTGAAAAACAGGAATAGCTTTATATAATAAAGCATCTTTATTTAATTTTTCACTTCGTTTATAACCTACTAAACCATCTCCTCCATCAGTTAGATTAACTAATGGACCTAAACCTAAGTCCCTTCTACCATATAACTTGATGAATTCTATTTCTTTGGTACAAGCTTCATCCCAAGTTAAATTTTCTTGGATTATATCTATTCTATATGAAACTTTATTTACAATTCTTTTCCATATTTTATTTCTACCCCAACTAGCTTTAGATCGTTCATATTTTCCATCTTCGTCACTACCAATTCCTATATAGAAAGGTTCGTTAGTATCTAATCTTATGTGTCTGTATAAATAAGCCATATATTATAAATATATACAAGGACAAAAAAATCCTGGTTTTTAGCCAGGATTGAATTTATTGTGTATTTATAATTTATTTAATGAATATGGATAATATGAATAAAGCTCCACCCCCTATAACTGCACCTAAAGTAAGTTTTTTTTGTTTGGATAATGATAAACTTAAATCACTAATTTCTTTATCTTTATATTCAATTTTTTGATTTAACATAGATTCATTATGTTTAAATAAATCTACTTTAGTACTATAAGCTGAAATAGTACTGTCTTTAAATTCTATTTTTTTAAGTAATAAGTTATTATCTCTAGTAATATTAACTATAATAGAATCATTTAAATCTTTTTTCACTAAATCTACTGCTATTTGACGTGCAATTGATTTATCAATACAAACTTTATTTGTATCGGTTTGTGAAAAACTCAGCAAGCTCATTAGAAGAATACTTACCAATATTACCAATTTTTTCTTCATAATCTTTTTTTAATTTATATAACTTATTTTTATTATCATTTAATTGAATATCAACATATTTAACACTATCTCTTAGATTTTGAATAACAGTGTCTTGGGTAAGTTGTTTGTTATTATTAACGTTTATAGCCGTAGTTAATGAATCAATTTTTCTATCACGTAAATCGTTATCAAAAGTATGGGAGGTTGGTATAAACGTTATACCAACCCATACAATGATAATAGTAACTAATATATGTAAACCTAATTGTTTATAGTTCATCTTCATCTGTTTCATCACCTAAACTAATTTGAATATCTTTTTCTAGATCTTTTTTTAATTTAGTTTTTTCTTTTAATTTATCAGCGATTTCTTTTTCTTTATCTTTATCTCCGTCTGTTTTAGCTTTTTTATAATCAGCTGCTAATTTTTTCATATCAGTAATAACAGCATCTAATTGATCTGCTTTTGATCCAATACGTTTGTTTGGAGTTGCTTTTTTAGCTACTTCTTCATCATCTTCAGTTTCTTCTTCATCTGATTTAAGAAATTTATCAGCATCAGTTTCATCTTCATCTTCTGAATCTTCAACATCATCATTTGTAATATCTATTTCTTCTTCATCTTCTGTTTCATCTGGTACTGATGTGATAATTTCATCTTCATCATCTGTAGTAACATCTGTTACTTCTGGTTTATCTTCCATTTTAGCAGCTCCAAATGTAAATACATCACCACCTAACAACGAACGTACTTCTGGGTTAATTGCTTGTTGACGACCATCTCCAAATTCATCTACTTTACCTAAAGCTTTAGCTAATGCTACTTGAGCTATTCCTTCATCTCCAGCATCAATAACTTTTTGAATCATATCAGCTATCCATTTTTTCTTAGTATCTTTAACTTTTTCTATAACTGCTTTAGCTTTATCTAAATCTGATATTTTGATGGTTTTAGCGATGCGGGCCATTTCATTAATTCCCAAAGTTTCATCTAAATCTTCTTCATTATCATCTTCACCCCCAGATAATATTACAGAAATAGTATTATTGGATTTATTATATTTAAAATTATAATCATCTCCCCCAAATTCTTCTTCCATTGTTTCACAATTTTCCTGAACATCTTCGGGGTCCTCATCAATAAATTTAATAATTAATTCTGTTTTATCTTTGGGATTTATTTTATATTTTATAGAATCATCCTCAATATCAAAATCTAAATCAGAAAATAATGATAAAATTTTATTTTTATTCCATATATTTTGGTTATTTTCTAATAGATTTGTATATTCATTTTCTTTTAAAACTTTACGTATTTCAGATTTTAATGCTTCTTTAAGTTGTGTAGTTTTCATTCAGTTATTTAATTGTTTAATTATAAATATTACGAAAATAATGTCTCTTTAATATGTTCAATACGTTCTTCAGTTGTACCTGAAATATAAAAAAGATTCTTTGGTGGATATGTTCTAAGTAATGTTAATATATTTTGATTAATTTGTTCTCTATATTCTAAATTAGTCGAACGAAGGCCATTATCCTCTAATTTAACACCAACTGGATCTATATAAAATACATAATCATATTCTCTCATTAATGGAGTAAAACCTTTAATCATTAATGTTTTATCAGATTTAGATATTGATTTAGCACTTAATGTATAAGCTGCTACATCATATATACTTCTATCACTAATAAAATTAGATCCTGAGTGTAATTCTTTTGCTCTTTCACCTGCAAATATATACTGAGATACTAATTGACTATCATCATTTAACTTAACATTTAAATTATCTTTAAGATATTTAGTACGTTCAGTAAATATTTGATAGTCTTTAAATTCAGGTAATCCAGCCAAGGCTTTAACCAGTGTGGTTTTTCCTGTTGAGTGTGTAGAAGTTAGCGTAATTTTCATATATTGAATATAAGAAAAGGCTTGAATTTCTCCAAGCCTCTAAATATAAGTTTTTATTTATTTATCCTTTAATAACTCCAACTCCTGCAAGTTTAGTCATACGTTTGAATGACTCACTTAATTCAACTGTTTCAGCTTCTTCCATAGGAACATCAACATCATCATCAGTTACAGAAGCAAACATATCTTGAATAAATGCTTTTTCTTCTGGAGTATACTCTGAAGCTAAACCTTGAGTAAATTTATCAACAGCAGATTTACCTACTGATGCATTACCTGAACCTGGTTTACGACCACGTTGACCTAATTCTCTGTCTCCTTTAGCTAAATCAATGAAACGGTTTAATTGGTTATCATATAATTCTTGATCACCTAAAGCTGATTTAACATCAGCATCTGCTTTAATTGCTTTTTTTAATGCTAATTTTTCTAGATCTGGATTGGCTTCAATTACTGCTTTAATTGCTGCTTCTAAGGCACCTGTTAATTGGGCCATTTCATTTAACTCATCATTTTCCATGATTCGTTTAACTTGTGATACTAATGTGTCTTTACTCATTGTTTTGGTTATGTTTAAAAATTTTCTATAAATTCAGGGAATTCTTGTGTTTCCATGGGTATAAATATTATGAGGAGAGGAGAGATTCTGCTACAAATAAGCCTGAAGTTGCAGCAATCCAAATTCCGCGGCTCATTCCATTATCACCTTGAATATGAACATCTAGATGATCTAATAATGAAAAATCTTTATTATTGAATATAATTGTATTAGATATAAATTTTACTTCAGGTAAATAAATTATATAATCATTATTAATTCCAAATACCTTATTTAAGTCTTCTATATATTCTAAAATTAAATCAGCATATTTTCCATATCCTTCTTTAAAATGTTCTAAGGTTGTAGGATAACAAGGCATTTCAACTCCATCATCTGTTTTAGATGGTTGTCTATTAGTAGGAGAATAACAAGCTGATTTACCATCTTTATTAAAAAATGAAACTAAATCTTGTTTGAATTTAAATGGATCTTCTATTTCATCTTTAATTTCTAACATGATTCCAAAATTACATAACCCATTAAATTTATCTGGGTTTTTATGGCTATGTCCATTAAAAGATAATTTTCCATAGGTTAATTCAGGAGCGACGAATGCAGCATAGTTATTTACACAAAAACTACGGCCTGAAATATTATTCCATTTTTTATATAATTTAAAATCATAAGCAAACTTAGTTAATTCTTCAAAATATTTTCCATCAGTTTCATATCTTACTCCTAATTGGGCTGCTCTTGGTTTAGTTTTTAAATTATATTTTTTAATTAATTTATCAAGAAAATCAACACCTGATTTACCTCCTGCTAAAACTACTTTATCATAATCAAAATCATAATTATAACCCATTCCCTCAACAACCTCTTCTTTTAAGAATTTAACTTTTACTATTTTATTTGCAAAATCAATATCTATAACTTCAGTATTATAATATTGAGTAACTCCCATTTTATCAAATAATTCAAATATATTTTGAACTTGTTGACGACCATAATCAGTACCTAGATGAAAACAAGGAGCTTGTTTTAAATCAAAAGGAGAATCTTGTAACCATTGAGGTATTTCTTCAGGAGTAGTATACATTATTTTTGAAGGATCAGGATGATATTCATGAATATAACCTTCAACTAATTTACCTAATCTATCAGCTGTTTCTTGAGATACATATTCTGGGGAGAATATTCCTCCTTGAGTCCAAGATTGTAATACTTTAAAATCTGAAAAGGTTCCTGCTCCCCCAGCTCCAGACATTACTTCACTTGATTTTCTAGTATATATTGAATCTCCTTTTTCAATGATTATTATTTTTGAAGGGTCATATCCATTTTTTAGTAAGTGTAATACTCCATATTGTGTGGATACTCCTGCTCCAATGTAAACTATTTTTTTATTCATTTATAATACTTTTTAATCGTTTAATTTCTTCAATTACATCATCTCCTAATTCAATTTTAGACATTAATGTTAAATCCATTATTTGTTGTTCTAATAATTCTATTAGTTGTGTTTTTATTTGATCTTTATTTTCCATCTAATCTCTCTTTAATTCGTTGTCTAATAATTTCTCTATCTCTATCAGTAGGAATATAATCATTCATTAATTCTTGAGGTACATCATCCCAAGCATTACCCCAATAAGATACGTTAAATCCTCTGCTTTTACACTCTTTATATAAATCTTCATATCTATCTTTTAAATATTTTAATTTATTATAAAAGAACGAAACATGACCTTTACCTAAAGTAAATTCTTTAGGAGTATTTTTTAAATTATATCTACCACGAGATACACAATTTGGTACTCTTTTAATTTCTCTAGCTTCGGCTAGGAGATGTTTTGAAGTAAGTTCTTCAACTGGGATTCCAACATTAATTCTAGTCATATACTTTATTTTAATTTATATAAATAATTTCAGGTAAACTTCCAAATACAAATCTAGTAACATCACATAACCATATTTCTAAATTATATTCTATCCATTTCCAATCTTTCATTAAATAAGTAGCTCCTCCAATATCAGGAGTATCTTTAATTTTGATTAATGTATTACTAAGTTCTGTTGGCTCTTCTAAAGATAACCTTAAATAGACTTCGTTTTCACCTTGAGCCATAATGTCTAACATAGTATCAGCTCCACAAACCATTTCTAAATCAGCTTTAGATCCTTCCCACTCAGGAAGATCAGCATACCATCTATCAGATGTTTCTTTATAAAATCTTATAATTTTCATATTTTAAATATAAGAATAATTTATAAAATTACCACGATTTTTTAGATTAAGAAAACCACTCCTTGGTAGCGACACTTTGGAGTGGTTTATATAGCTGTAGCTATAACGGTCCTAAACCGTATCTTTAATTTTATTTATATTTTTTCAAATCATCAATAGAAATATTTATCTCTTTTAAAATATCATCTATTATTAGATCTATATTTTTTATTGTTATTTTTTGTTTTTTATTAGGTTTTTTCTTAGTTTGAATTATTTTTTTATCTCCAATAATACAAGTTAAAGTTATAAATTTTTCTTTCTCTTTTTTATCTAATTTCTGATAATTATCATAATAACTACCTCTCCCTCCAAAAACAATTTTGGCTACTACCTGTAAATAACCTCCATAACCTTGAGTTACAAGATTGTTACTCCCATTCTTGCTCTTCTACTTCTTCAGATTTTGGAGCATTTTTAGCAGTCATTTTTTCTAATTGCTTAGTATATTTAGATAAACTTTTTTCCAATTGTTTAATTTCAGCACCTAATGTTTTAATTTTAACTGGATCAACCATGTCTTTCATTTCTTCTAATGATTCAGACATTTCGATTTTTTTCTTACGAGATTCGATAGCTTCAGAACATGCTTCCATTTTGGCTTTTACTGCTGCTTCATCTCCTTTTTTATCAATTTCACGAATATAATCTTGAATTGATTCTTTAATTAATTGACGTACTTCGGTAATTTTCATTTTATTATTAGTTAGTTGTTTTAATTGGGGATTTAGTTAAAGTAAAATTACGAACTCCCTTAATTCGTTTTATATCTTTTATTGTTTGAATTATTTCTTCTCTACCAAAACCACCTTTACCTATAAAGGGATGAGGATCTATTTTAATAGTTAATATAGTAGTATAATTAGAATTTTTAACTATTGTTCTTTCGGTTCCTGTTTCTTTAGTACCTACTATAGTTATACCAGCTATTGAACGTATATCTGATAATATATCTTTTTGATTGTTTTTGGATGTATCAGTAATTAATTTACCTTCAATCTTATATATAACAGATGAATTATCTTCGTTTAATATATTACGTACCTCTTGTTTGATCATAGTACGTAATTTATTTTCTAAGATATTAGTCATGTGTATAAATATATAAATTTAATTTTTACTTCCGCGCTTCCAATCACCATTCTTTAAACGCTTAAGTTCTTCCATTTGTTTATCAGAAGCCATGTTATTTTGTTTTTTGATGGAATCAATTATATTTTTGAATGTTTTATAAGTACCTGAAGATATACCATTAGTTTTATCTAATAATTGTTCCCAATATTTAGTTGATTTAACTTCGTGAGGGAATTTATCTTTACTTTCAGTTAAATGACAAGTATTACAACCACACCCACAACCTTTTTTAGATAAATTATTATTAACTATAGCTTCTTGAATTAATTTATTTAAACGTTCCATATTATTTAGGTTCTAGATATATTACAAATCTTACTTTTACATTTTCACCAACAACAAATGATTTAGTTGTTTCTAAACTTTCACCAGTATTTATTGATGTTTGGATTAGGTGAGGGAAATCTAAATTACTTAAGCCTTTATCTATTTGATTTAATAGGGTTGGGGATTGATTTAATTTTTCAAATTCATCTATAATTTCTTTACCTAAACTTAATCTATATAATAATTGACTAGATACGGTTCTTAATTCAATATTGTCTTTAGCTGTATTAGTAACAAATATATAGAATTTATTTGGGTTGTTTTTGTAAAATGATGTTTGTAGTTGAGTATTTATTCTATTAGAAGCACTTGATTTAACTTCTAAATACTTATTGCCTATACAAACATCCGTACCTTTTCCTCTAATATTTTCAGCTACTACATTTTTTTCATTAGCAAAACAAGTAATCAACTGTTCAATTTCTTTACCAGTATTACTTTCTTTTTTAGTAACGTATTTATTCCAATTTTTTATAGTAAATACAGATGTAGGAAATATTTTTATAATATCTCCTAAATTACTATAATAATGTTTATAAGTATATGTTGATAAAATATCAAAAAATTGTAATTTGGTCAGATCTTTACCCAGATTATTTTTCATTAATCTAACTAAATTATCATAATCAAATTCTTTATCTGATGTTAGGGTAAACATTAAGCAGTTTCTTCGTCAGGGGTTGGTTCTTCAACAGGTGGTTCTTCCATAGAAATTTCTTCACCTTCTGGTTCAGATTTAGTTGATGAATTTGACTTGGATTTAGATTTTGATTTTTCTGCTGGAATAGATGATATTGAATCTTCTATTTTTCCATATCTTAAAATTCTAGATATTGCTTCAGATGCAAGTTGGGATTCTCTAAGTTCAAGTAAATAATATTTTTTACCTTCAACTTGAGCAACCCAACTTCTTTCATCATAAATTAGGAAGAAATGCTGACCATTTATTAACATAAATTTAAAAGTGGATGGTTTTGGAGCTACCCAAAATATATCTTTTAAAAATAATTCAAAATCATTAGTCATTAAATCAGTTAAAACCGGAATCATTTCTGGGAATTGGACTAATAAGTCAAATCTAGAATATTTAGTGGTTAAAGGAATTTCCTTTTCAGGGGTTGATTTTTCCTCAGTATTATTTATAATATCTGTGGTTAGTTTTTTAATTAAATCTTTTAATTCCTTTTTTTTCATTTTTAAGCAGCTTTATCTTCAGCAGCAGATGTCTTTTTAAATTCACCAGCTAACTTTTTTAATTCACTAGATGCCTTACGAGCTAAATTGTGATCTTTTTTAGTTTTAGAAGCTTGTTTAGTAACTACTACTTCCATTAATTCTTGCATTTTTGTAACGATTTCTTGAGTTGTCATAGATTTTATTTATTTAAGGTTTGTTTAATTAATTTTTTTAATTGTTCTTTCAAAGTAGTTTCAGCAATACCTTCATCTTTTTTTACTATATGAGCTCTAGTAAAATAAGTAATAGTATTACCAATTTGAGTTTCTAATTTTTCATCACCCATATCTTTAGCAGCATCATAAGCAGCTTTAAGAGCATTTTGTAATGTTTGAATTTTTGGATCTACTCCAAAATCTTTAGCAGGTGCTGTCTCTGTTGATGTTTCTTCTTCAGTATCTTTAGTAATTTCTACTTCAGGTTCTTCAACATTATCTTTTTTCTTTTTTTCAGAAAGATTAGTTAATATTTGTTCTCTTATTTTTGATTTTAATTCTTCTTTTTTCATTTTTATAGTTTTATATATTCTAAATTACTTGGATCATATTTATATTTACTCTCATCATTTGTTTTTTTATTCAAAACAGTTATGGTTTGTTTATAAATTTTATGATGAGATGGTAAATTAGCTAATTCTATTGCTTCTTTCTCATTTTTAGCTTCAACATCATAATCCATAGGTTCTTTATCACCACCTTTAGTTAACCAAAAACTAACATTATATTCTTGGGTAGGTAAATTGATTTTATTTTTACCTTTACTACCTTCAATACCTGCTTTTTTAGCTAATATATCTAGTGCTTTTTCATAATTTTCATCTAATTGAAGATCATTAATATATCTATCACGATTCCATTTATGTATATTAAAATTGTCTGACATTATTTTTGTTTTATAAATATTGTGATAATATACCACCAATGATTCCTAATTTCTGGCGTATAAATATGAATTCTTCTTTCTTAAAATTATGTGGTTCTTTAAACTCAATAGCCATTATACCTATAAATCTTCCTTCAGGATCTTTTATACCAAACATATCCATTGATGTTATATTTTGGTTTTTAGTAAAGAAATTAAAATCGTATATATTATCTCTATCTATATGTAATTCACTTTCATTATATATTTTAGATAAACATCGTGGGAATAATGATACAGGTATATTTTGGAATGTGTCCATTATTGAGTCAGTTTCTAATGTAGTACGTTCATGAAATATACTAAATTTTTGTATTGATTTACCTGTTGGATAAAAATGACCCCCATTATGAAACATTGCAATCCAAACTCTATCTCCTTTTATTTCATCTATTATTCTTTCTAATTGATGATTAATAGCTTCATTATGTTGAATAGCTTCATTTAATGGGTCTGCTTTTTTCTTTGTTAATTTATGTTTGAACCATTCTACTACTATTGGTCCTCCAATTACTGTTGTTAGTGTTATAAAAACTGTCAACAAATGCTCCATAATTATTTTTTCAATGTTTTTAAGAATTCTAAAGAATCTTGTATGTTTTTTTCTAATTTATCGTTTTTTCCTACCCATTCCTCTATTACACCATTTTCTGTAATATATGAATTATTACTTTCTTTCAACTCATCTTCTGCCCAATTTTTAAATTCAATTATTACATTATCTATTTCACTGTTATGGATTGATTTTTCATAATCTTCCCATTTTCCTTCCAACTTCAATTTTTGTTCAAATTCAATAACACAATTAAAACATTTTTTATGAATATTATAGAATGGTTTATCATTTCTATTTTTCATAATTTTAGTACATTCTGGACAAAATAAAGGCATTAAATTAGTTTGTTTTGCTTTATCTAATTTAGTTATATTTTGTCTGATGCCATTTTTGATTGTCCAAGTACGTTCATCTTCTGTCCAAATATCACCTTCTTTATAATCAATGTGAGCTTTAGTATAACCAGTTCCTGTGGTGGTTTTTTCACCATATTTTCCTTGTACTAGATTTCTCAATCTTTGTACATCTTTTTTTTCAAAGGATTTTATTAACTTAGTCATAACTTATTTTAATATTTTTTTAACTTCTTCCTTAATTAATTTTTTAAGTTTAAATATATTTTCATCTAAACTTTCTTTTTCATCAACTGAATATTCAATTCTTGCTTTACCTAAAACTGTTTTTAAAATAGCTTTAGTTAATTCTTTATTTGGGTTTGAATTTTTAGGAAATACTAATGTATTATCTTGAATAACATATTTAAGCATATCTGGTTTAGATGTTTTAGAACGAATAAAATCGTCTATTGCTTGTTTTGTTTTTGGAGGAAATGGTTCTCCTCTTTGTTTTTCTAAGGCTTTCTTTTTTACAGGTAAAGAAGGACCAAAATGATCATCTAGTGCTTTTTGTAAACCTGCTTTATCTGTTCTTATATTAGAAACATATTGACCATAATTATCAATATTATCTAATGCTTTAACTACGTCTTCAGGAGTTTTATCTTTTGGTGTAACTACTAGATCATAACTTGCTTTTTGTTTAGATATTGACGATTCTTCATCGTTTTCAAAAATATTACTCATTATAGACCTAATTGTTTTAATTGATTAATAGTGTCGTCAGTTGATAAATATTGTATCCCTACACCTCCTGCTTCTCTCCACTGAAATATATTCTCTTCTCTATCATCTATTAATATAGAGTTAGGAGAAGCATATTTTTTCTTATCTTGGGCATATTCTAATATAAGTTCAGTACCAGGTAAATATTTGGTTACCCATTGTTGTTTACCTTCTCTAGAGGAATCGTGTCTTGAAGGAGCTGATAAAATAATAGGATTATATTTGTCTATATATTTCCATAATGAACGACCACCAGGCATCCAACGTAATTCTTTCCAAAATCCAGCTCCAGCTTCAGTTATAACAGACCAAAATTGATCTTTACCATGTTTTTGTTCGTATTGGGAGGGATAGGTGTGGGTAAGTTTATGAAAACCTTGATCGAAATTAGCTAAAACCGAGTCTAAATCACAATATATCTTATATTTTATAACCATTATTGATTAAATAAAGTAAATATTTCCGGATTTTCTCTCCCAAATTTTCTTAATATCATCCCTGCATAACTTTGAGCATCATTTTCTATATTATCCCCATCTTTCCCATCTCCAGGTTTAATTAAACCTTGTCGATCTTGCCAAAAATGTCTTATTTCATGAGCCAAAGTGACACAACAATCGCGTAAGTTTCTTCCTTTTATAACAAGATAAATTTTATTTTGTCCTGGTTGATAACCTCCAAAACTATGATTTTCTTGAGTATAATTAGTACTATTAATTATTTTTATTTCAGGTCGTTCTATTTGAAGATCTTCACAAACATAATTTACTAATTCGTTAATATAAGAAATATATTTTTTAAAATCACTTGTAAATTTAGAAGGATTTAAAGATTCATTAGTTTCAACTTTTTCTAATTTATCATAATATTTTGGATCTTCCCATAAATGATCCATAGCTATTTCTCTTGCTATATTAGGATCAGTGGTATGTTCCATTTCAACTGTAATTCCCTTTTTTAATTGATTTTGTAAAATTAAAGTATCTTTATGATCTATCTTATGATGTCTAGCTATATCACCTAATGTTTTTCCTTGAGCTAAACCACCAGGTATTTTATCTTCTAAAATTAAATAAGCGCTAATTCCCTGTTTGATTCCTTCTTCTAAGGCTCCTTTATGAATATCATCCACATGACACCATGTTTTTCCTCCATTTTTAGAAAATATAGCTGGATTTCGTTTATTTTGCCATAGATTTCCATCTCCACCTAATTCTTTATCATTTTGCCATTCTTCAGGATTTGAAGTTATTGGAGTTAATGTTTCATAATTGGATAGTTTATTGAATAATTCTCTTACCCATTGAGCACTAAAACCACTATGACCTTGTTTACTCATAGTTTGAATTAACTCCAAAACTGATTTTCCTATTAATCCTTCATAATCAGAATCTTCATCAAATAAACCTGCTCTATTTAATTCTTCTTGAGCATGGGATTCTAATCCTTCATTTAATTTTGGATTTATATATTTAGATAGTTTTTCTATAATTTCTTTAGGATTATTTTTAAACCAAATTGTATTTCCTCCTTCTTGAAAGAATTTATCTAATGTTTCAGGTTTATCATCTATTAAAAAAGTTGTTGGTTCAGCATATTCAGCTTTATTTTTACCTCTTCTAACAGTAATTACTTCTATATCTCCTATGTTATTTTTAACCCAGTCTTTTTTTGCTTGTTTTATATGATCTAAATCCGGAGTTCTAGTTAATATTTTTGTATTAAAATGTTTTATTGAAAATTCTAACATTTCTTTAGAACCAGGCAACCATTCCATATTCTCCCAAAAACTAACATTTTCAGGTTTTACAGTATCTTTAGGAGTTAATTTAGTCTTATTAATTTGCCCAGAATAATTTGTTAAGGTATCATCCATATCAAAATATACTATATATGGTGATGTGCTTTCTTGTATTAAACAATAAGCAATATATTCTCCTAAATTCATTTTATGAAATTATTTATTTTATCTTTTACTTGTTCTAATGAAGTAAAATCATGTTTTACATCAGGTAAAGATGTGATATTTTGTATTAATTGATTTATTTTATCAATATGTTTAGTTTTATCTTCTTCATTTTTAAATGTGTTTTCTGCTTGAGAGTCTTGGAAATAAGTAAGTACATTTTTATTAGGTAATTCTTTTGGATCATTATTAAATAACACAAAATTATCTCCAAATTCTTGTTTATACACGTCTATATTCGTATTTACATCATACCAAGTTTTAAGTATAATACTCGGCATAAGACTACGAGTTCGTTGTATATTACGCTCTAATGCAACTATAGGTGATACATATATCATTAACATAATACACTCATAACCTAAATTTTCTAGAAATTGTTTTTTTTGTAATAAAGTTTTTGAAGAGGCACCAGTACTATCTATTATTATATTTTCTCTTAACTTAGAATAATCTATAAATTTTAATTTAGATAATGTAACAGCTTGACCCATTAGTTTACCAGCTGTTGAATTTTGTGTTAAATTAAAATCTTTTTGATCTAACCCTAATCCACTTTGTTTAAGTAATTCTTCATAGAATTTATCTATATTAATTAATTCAAATGATTTAGGTAATATTTTATCAGCTATGTAGGACTTACCACTACCAGCAGGACCAGTAATGAATATACATTTTGGTTTTTTTATTGTTTCTAATAGCAAAGTAGTAAGTTTAATCATTAATTATAAATATACAAAAAGGCTTGAATTTCTCCAAGCCTTTAAATTATAAGTTTTATTTTTATATTATTTATAAACTCTTATTTCAGGTAATATTAATCTTCTAACTGCTCCTATTAAATCATATAAATCCGTAGCTACAAAAGAACTATTAAATGTAAGAATTTCTATATCATCAGCACTAGCTCTACCCACATAATAATATCCTAATAAACTTGAACCAGTAGATATAGGATGGTAAGTTCCATTTGTTGCACCACCTAAAGCAATCCAAACTTTATCTCTTGTGGGGAAAGCATTTATTGCTGATAAATAATAATTTCCTGTTGATTGTTTGGTTGAAGTTAAAGTTCTACCTAAAGTATTATCGTATACTAATACTGTTAGGGCATTCTCTGCAGCATCTTGGTTTACTGCTGATATATAAGATCCATAGGGTGGTGTAAAATTTGTTGATTTCCAAGAACCACTAATACTCATATATAATGAATAACTACCAGATGAAACTACAGGTACTATTTCACCATCGGAACCCGCCCAAGTAGGAGCGGCTGATTGAGTAGGAAGGATGATTGAACCTGATCTAGTAACTTTGAAAGCATCTGCTCTATTAGATTCACTAGTTCCATTACCTACTATAAAATGTGAGGTTGAATCATTATGAGTATTATATCTACCTACCACTGATTGTCCGGAACCTGAAGCTATTGTATTTATACCTTCTGCATGTGAAGCTACCCCAACGGATGTAGATCCAGAACCTTCAGCGTGGCTATAATCACCTACAGCTGTTGTTAAGTTTCCTTCAACATGGGAACCACCTCCTAATGCTATATTATATGTAGCTCCACTTTCACTTAATGAACCAACACCTTCAGCATGGGACGAATTTCCTCTAGCTATAGTATAATATCCTTCAGAGTGGGAATATGAACCAGATGTTATAGTTCCATTTCCTTCAGCATGTGATGAATTACCTAAGGATATAGATTCAACCCCTTCGGCATGGGAATTTATACCTAATGATATAGTTGTGCTTCCTTCAGCATGAGAATATAAACCTGATGATACATTGTTTGGAGAACCGTTTGTTAAAAGTCCTACTAAATCTAGACTTCCACTTAAATTTATATCATATGCTTCTTGACCAGTAAAAGCATCTATACTTTGTGTTACATGCCACGCCTCAATAGTACCATTACTAGTTATACCAGATTTAGTTAAATTATTTGCCATTTAAATTAATTATATATTATAAATATTATTAAACAGTTCTTTGAACTGATAAGGGAAAACTATCAAATATTGGTTTGTCATTAGGATGTTCAATTTTATATAAAGCATGAACATGAGTAAATAATTTCCAATTTTCTTCTATAGTACGATCTGATTCTTTTATTTCCCATCCTTTACCTTGCATTTTTATACCTTTAGGATCAGGTTTATGTTTACCTGATTTTAACCAAATAATACCAGCTTTTTGGATTGGTTCTTCAAATAATTCATTCCAACATTTTATATATGCTGCTGTTTGAAGATCATAACTATTATTAAGATGATTAGATGTTTTAATATCTAATAACCATATTTCTCCATTTATTTCTAATACTAAATCACAAGTACCTGCTATTTTATGGATGTCTGAATATAAATGAATTTCAGTATGGATTAATGTTGGTTTATGGGTTTCCCAAAATTCTTTAAATCTTAATAACATTTTCCAAACAATTAATGGGTATTTAGCTGTTCCATCAATATTCAACCATTCTAATTTTTCACCATTTAAATATTTTTCTACTAAATCATGAGTCATTGTTCCTTCTTTAGCTGATTCTCTAGCTATATGTTCACTTGCCCAACCTGTATCTTTCAACCAATTCTCAAAGTGACGACCCTTAGGATAAAGTTGTAATACAGAAGTGATTGATGGGTAATATTCACCTTTTCTTTCATAAAATCTTTGATCTAAAAAATTAATTTGTTTAGATGTTTTATCTATTTCTGAAATTCGTTTTATTACTCTTTTATAAGTTATATCGTTATCCATTGTTTTTTAATTTAAATTATTTTAGTTTTTACCTTTATTTCTATTTCCTATATAATTTTTATAACCTAAACTTTCTGCTATTTCAGTTGTTTTAAATAATGGTTGGGTATTTAAATAGTTAAATGCTTTATAAATATTTTCTTCTATTGTTAAATCGAATTTAGAAATAGGAATTATATGATCTATTTCCCAAATTTTACCAAAATTACTCCAATTCATTTCAGGTTTAAATTGTTGTTCTAAATATGTCTTATAAAACCCAATATCACAAGCTAAATATTTTATTTTTTCTATTTTATTTATATCAAATTTATTTAAAGATGAATAAATATAGGATCTTATAAGTTCGGATAATTTAAAATTAACATCGGTCTTTTTCCTAATAAATTTTGATTTAGAAGTATGTTTTATATGTTTTTCTTTATTTCTAACATACCATTCATTTATTTGTTTATTAAGTTTAGTTTTATTATTTAATCTATATTCTTTTTGATATATTTTAAAACAATCATTATTAATATATTCTTTGTGATATGATATTCTTGGGTCTTTTTTATATCTATCTTTTGCAGACTTATTTAAACATGATTTACAATATATTTCTTTATTATCTTTTCTATTCTTATTATTATGGAATTCATCCAATATTTTATTTTCAAAACATCTTTTACACTGTTTCATTTAATTTTATATTTAATAATTTTTCAAATGTTAATGGTTTTGAAGTTTGTAATAATCTTATTGATGATTCAAATCCCATTTCATTAAAATCTTTTTGTTCTAGATTCACTAAATAAACTTCTTTTCCTTCATCCATCAACATTTCACAATGTTTTATAGATTGTTTTAAAGCATCTTTATCAAGAGCTATATATATTTTTTTTACTGAGGATTGGATTAATTTTTTCATTAATTCAGATTGAATATTTTTTCCTAGTAAAGGAATAGCATTTCTTTTAGCAATTATAGCATCAAAGAATCCCTCACATAATATAATTGGTAAATTCCAATTTATATATAATTCAAAGGGAACTATATTTCTTGATACTTGAGGATTACGTTTGAATTTAGAGTCTGGAATTATGGTTCTCCCCATAAAATAATTTAATTTACCTTCTGAATTATATGAAGGAATAATTACCATATCCTTATATTCACCATATTCACAATAACCTATATTATATCTTAATATATCATTTTCAGTTATATTTCGTTTTTTAAGATAAGCTAAAGCTTGTCTAGAAGTTAAACCTGATGAATTAATTAATGATTTAAATTCTTTAGGTAATTCTAATTTTTCTTCTATTTTTATATAATCAGATGAACCTCCAATAGTTACATATTGTTTTAATTCATCAAATTTTTCTTGAGGTACTTTTAATTTTTTAAATAATGTAGAAAGTCTTTTACCATTACTTAAACATTTCCAACACCCCCATTTATTTATACCATCTTTACTTTCAGTAAAACAAATTTCTAGTTTTGGGGTTGAGGATGGGTTAGGACAAAAAGGACAATTATAAGCATAATTTTCCCTTGCTCTAGGTTTTCCTTGTCCTAAGACAGAATTAACTAAACTTAATAATAAGTGATTTACCATTGTTCATAACATATGAAGTTTATGTTAGAAATCCAAGTTTAAATTATATAAAATCTTTTCTATAAAATTTTCCTAATAAATTATCATTATAACTGTTGGTAGTTAAAACATCATATTTACACTGGAATGATAATTCATGATATGTTAAAAGTTTTTTATTAGAACATAATATTAGGATTTCTTTTTTGAAATTTTCTTTACCTAATGATTTAATATCTTCTAAGAGAAATTTGTTACTTCCCATATAGTCAACCCAATTAGATTCTTTTATAACTTGTTTTTTGGAAGGAGTTCTACCTCGAGTTGTTGGAAGTAATGATATTTCCTTTTTACCTAATTTTACATTAGTAATAGACATTATTTGTTTTTTACCAATATAAAATTTATTGTTGGTAAGATTTTCTATTTTATATATAAAACCAAAAATATTTTCTCCTAAATCTTCTATTTTTGTAATAACCTTATTTTCGTATAACCACATAATTTATAATCCCCAAATTTTTAATTCTTCTTTTTTAAATTTAATATAATCTTCAATAATCCATTCTATTGATTTATTTGGATTTTTAAATATAATTCTATCTAATTCCCATAAACACATTTCTTCTATTATTTTGTAAGGAGGACACATATTTTTATTTATCAATATTAATAACTATGTTTAAGTCATTTGTTGGGGATGAAGGTAATGGTTGGGATAATTTAGCTACCATTAATAACTCCTGGTTCTCATTATACAACCCAATAGTAGATATATAAGGAGCAAAATTAGATCCTGTAGCAAAATCATAAATCCTTTCATTTGTACTTCCTGATAATAATGTAGGATTTAAACTAAAATTAAATTCACTTTCTCTTATAGTACATTTATATTGAGTCTCATATATTGTATAAGTACTTTGGAATGACATTGTTAAAGAAGGTGCATTAATTATTGAACCTAATATTCCTACTGTGTCACTATATAAACTAGATCCATATGAAGCTGTACTATAATATGATGCTATATGATAATGATCTGTAGTTAAAATTATTAAACCATGAGAATAAATTATATTTCCTACTAAACTTGAAGTTAATGAATTTAAATAAATATTTCCTTCTCCATCATCTGTTAAACTTCCACTTGGTGATGATAAATAAAAACTTTTAGGTCTTATTTGATCTCCATATAATGTTGTGGGGATGGAAATTATTCCTATTTCATCATTTGAACCTGTCGGAATAAATCTTTCAGGAACTAAAGTTGATTGAAGATAATTTTCATATCTAGGTTGTAAATTATTAGCTTGAACTTCTACTCCATTATTATTTATATAAAGTGTAGCTTCATCACCTTTACTAGAAGATATAAAATTAGAATAATATAATTCTTTTACGGAATGATATAATAATTGTTGATATGAACCTGTTGTAAATTCTCCTGTGGTTGGAGATGAAGTACTAAATGAAGACGTTATATTTTTTGCTATAAAAATATCAATTCCTACATCAGAAGATGTAAGTGCATTTCGTCCAGTAAATTGAAAAGATTTATTTACTGTGAAAGGAGTTATTATTATATCCTGAGCCAGAAATGGCTTAAATACACTCATCTATTAATTTAAATTAAAAATCTAACTTACATCTAAGAAGCATCTCTTTCGTGAAGTCTTTCTTTAATGGTCTTGATAATTTAGCAACTGCTAATAATTCATTTGCATCATTATATAAACCTACAGTTGTAATAAAGGTTTGTGGATTATTTATAAAATCATTATATAATACAACACCATTACTTCCAGAAATAAAACTTGGATTTTCTGAATAATTAAAATCACTGTTTCTAGCTCTAACAAATACGAAATCTGAAGTTATTGTTTCTTGAGAATTTAATGTAAAATTAGCTCCTCCTGAAATAGCACTATATAATCTATCATTATTCAAACCATCTGAGTTATTACTTCTTGATGTTTGAAAAATTATACCTCCATTAGCAACTGTTCCTCCAATTGCTGCAGGATTTAATATTAATGTGGAAATATCAGGTAAAAACCAACCATAAGAACCAGATGCAGCATTTGCTCCCCCAGCCCATCCGTATGAATTTACTCCTGTATAAACGGTTCCTGCAGATCCACTTACTAGATTATAAACTCTACCAGCATCTGTAAATACATTTGTTGATGTAATTCTAGAATCATCTGTTAAGGTAATTTTATTACTTCCTGAACCTAATTGTAAAGTTAATGAACCTGGAAATAATGATTCTTTATATCTATTTCTGTTTATTGAAATAGCATAAAAATTAGGGGAAGTATAATTTCCAAAAATAAAATCAGAGGTTTCACTTCCTAAAACTAAGGTTCTATATTGTCCATAAATAGTTCTTGTTGGAGATTTTTCTGCAACTCCACTATCATATAAAATACTACCACTTCCTAATAAATCACCATAAGCTATGTCAAATTGAACTTCAGCATTAGTATCATTACTAGATGTTTGGTAAACACTTATATAATAATTTCCAGCATTACTAGCTACTTGAGTAGAAGATGTAAAAAATGAATTTAATGTAGGAGCATACCCTGTCCATAAAGCTGAAGTAATGGCTTCAGCAGATATAAGAAAATCTTGAGGGTCTAATCTAATGTATGACATATTTTATTATTGAGTTTTTTTAATTGTTACAGGGATTGTTAATCTAGCTCCACTATCACGTCCTACAATAGTTAAAGAAGCATATAATTCATTAGCTGTTCCGAATAATGTATTTATTGTCGTTGCTGATAAATTAATTGTTGTTCCTACTACTGTTTTAGAAACATTAGTTCCTATTGTTGAAGTTGTATTTAAATTATTAGCATCATTTGTTTGAATACCAGTTCCAGTAAATGAATTAAATAATCTAACATCTGATATAGTTGCGGTATAACCTGAAGTTTCAAATGTTTGATTATTACCTAAATAATTTAAGGTTTGTGGTGTAATTGCTAAGGAAGCACCTTGTTTTAATACAATTGAAGCATACCCTAAATCTAAAATTGGCATTTTTGAAGTACCTCTAGGTAATGTTACTAATTTATATTTCATTATTTGAGTTTCATCAGGAAATGCCTCTAATAATGGTAAATTTTCAATAGCTTGTCCATAATATGCTGAACCAGATGGGTGAGTTGGATTATACAATGTATAATCAATTTCATCATCTGCTAGTGCAAATTGTGTAATTTTAAAGGATCCATCTCCTTTTGCTAAAAGTTCTCTACCTTTCTTTGTAAGAATGGCGTCGATTGTTACTGTTGAATTATTTAAATAGCCGATGATTTCTAGGTTTTAAATGGTTTATTATAAATATTATTAAATTAATCCTTGTGTTTTTAACTTTTCTATTATTTTTGGTAAATTATTTACTATGTTTTTACTCATATATTCAGGAAATGCAAATCCTGATGTTTGTTCAAATGGAGTTGTAATTATCATTTTTGATGGATTTTTAATATATCTTCTTATTAAAAACCAATTCAAGTTAGTTCCATTTAATATAGGATTATTTAAATCCATATAAAAATTACCAGAACTAGTAAATCCAGTTTCTAATATATCATATATTAAAGATTCATTATGTTCAAATCTTATTTGATCTCCTACCAATGGTAATGATTTTTTGGTAATATTTTTATATAAGGATCCAGTTATATCTAATTGTTTATATTCAAATGCTTGAGCTAAACCTGAAGTTAATGTTGGGTTAGTATTAATCGAAGCTGTTGACATTATCAATCTATAAGGATTAGAAGATGCTGTTTGGAAATAAGGTTGGGGAGATGTTGTAATTAATAAATTTGGTGGTGGATCCGATATAGTTTCAATAGAATAAAAATTATATCCTGAATTAGCACTATTATAAAAACCTATTGTTTTGGCTATTGGTATATCAACTAATTCTACTAATAAACCTATTATATCATCTATTTCTAATGCTAAAAAATTGGTTTCTATGTTTATAGGAAATGTAATATATCCATTAGTTCCACCATCAATGTTAATTACTTTGTTAGGATATGTTATTAATGGGTTTGTTGTCTCATTATATGAATAAGGATTAGCTAGATTACCCATATAAGTAGTAGAAGCTAATATTTCAGTATTGGTTGAAAGACTACTAAAATTCCATGTATATATTCCTGAAGGAGATACAGCTCCTAAATCTGTTAATTTAGCTTTTATAAATTTAACATTCAGTTGCCATTTGCTATAAGAAGGTCCTATATAAAATAATCCTGCTATACCTGTAGCATCTCCTTGGCCTTGATATTTAAATTTAAGATAAGTATTAGGAGTAGAATTAGTTATATGATATAAACTTCCTGTCATTATAGGAGTTAATGTATATGAAGGATAACCTGGAGGAGTATAAGTGGAAAAATTATTAATAATATTATTAGTACTAGCTGATACTTGTATGTTAGTTAAAGTTAGATCTGGGGATTTAGATATGGTTGGGAATTTCATTAAGAAGCTTTTTCCTTCTTGATTTGATTCATTTGTAGAATTAGGTCCCCAAAATAATAATATATTGGAATTAGCTGGCATCCAATTTTGAGTAGATGATCTATATAGATAATTTCCTACTCCATTATCTGAAAATGATAAAGTGGGTTCAAAAGTTAATCCTGTATCAGAATATAAAATTGGAATAACATCATATCCAGATCTATAAATTGAACTAGTATAATTAGTTCCTTCATTATCTGATATTACTATTGGTTTATCTTTTTCAAAAGTAAAAGTACTATTATAATATGAAATATTAGAAGGATCATTATTTAATTCATAAGTGTTTCCTTGATCATCTATTAAAAATTTAAAATTAACTACACTGGAATTTATTATTTCTGGGGATGCTTCTTCTATTGAATTTATAGCTGCAAAATATATATTATTTCTTTCAACATTAGGATCTAAACCTAAACCACCCTCAGTAGTATTTAAATTCCAATCAGGACTTGTTGATCTGCTTCCTTTATATCTAGGAATTATTATTCTATTAGCTTCATAATTATATTGTTTAACAGTTGAATTAGTTCCTGAACCTGATAATACTAATTGGAATTCTATATCCGGGAGTTTTTGTTCAGTATAATCTAAAGTTAAATAATTTGGATTTAATAAAATTCCATCAGCATTATTTAATAATGGGTTTTCAGCATTATCTCCAGGAGTAATTAGTATTAATAAATCTCCTGAACCACTAGCTCCTATATTATGTTGGATTGATTGAGTAATTAAAAAATTTACATTAGATGCAGTTATGTCTGAAAATTCTGAATCATCAGATATTCCTACTACATATCTTTCTCCTTTTATTGGAGTAAAACTTCCTGATACATATAAAGTAGCACTTCCTAATGGAGGAATAGTAGCTTGAGTAAAAGAAAATCCTGAAACTCCTCTTAAACTAGATGAATCTGATGTTCTAGTATAAACTCTTAATTCAGTTCCTAAAGTTCCATTGACTGAATAAATTGATGCTGTTGCTATAAGAGTTAAAGGAATATTCGGAGTGTTTCCTAATATAAATTGACCACTAGAAGTATTTAAATAACCTAAATTATTATTTAAAATTGTATCATATTTTAATATGCTAGAAGATTGATTTGATGGAAAAGAAGCAGATGTAAAATAATTTTTTATATTATTATCTGAACTGCTTGCTAAAGTATTTATATCATATGATTGTTGAAGAGGGGTTGTTTTTATAGTAAATAAGAAATAATCAGAATATTCTTTTCTATTGATTATATCAAATTGGATAGGATTAATATCAGAATATTTTAATGTAAAATATAATAATTTTTCTAAATTAGAAGTATTATCATTTCCATTAGCATCTAATTTAGAAATTTTTATATTAGTAATACTATAAATAGCCATTATTCAGTAAAATATATATTAGTATTGTTGGAAATATTTATATTAGATAATAAATCTGAATAAATTAATATTTCTCCTGGATTAGGAGAAGTGTTAGAATTAAAGAATATATCATCATTAGTTATTGTAGTTTTATATAAAATAGGAATATAATAAGTTGGATAAATATTATTAAATAATGTAGCTCCATTTGATAAACTTGATGAAACTACTTTTAATTGGCTTCCTTTTAATTCCCCATTATAAAATTCTTCTTTATAACTATGACTAATGTACGATAAACCTTTTGGACCATCAAATTCTTCTACCCAACTTTGTGTAATATTGATAACTCCAGGATAGTTTAAACTACTACTTATAGATCCACTTAAATTAGGAAATACACCTCCTGTTTCACCTTCAAATTTATATAATGAAGAAGAATCATTATAATTATAAGGATATGATTTTATAGAAGAAGTAAATTCATTATGAAATTCTTGTTCTAATTGAGCTGGTGAATATCTATTCCTTTCTAATAAATGTTGTTTAATAGTAATCCCAGAAGCCAGATTAGTTCTTGAAGGAATAAAATCTTTAATTATTTTAAATAAAGAATTATCAAAATACTTGATTAATCTAATATAATCTTTTAAATTATATTTATTTTGATATTTAGAAAAATAAGTATCTCTTAATTTATTAAAATCAGAATATGATATTAAATTTTGATTAACTAATTGTCTAGGATCTCCTATATAATCTCCAATATTAAAATAACCATATTGAGAAATTATGTCATCATTTATTTCGTTTTGTGGGGAAAAAGTTACTTCAACATAGTTTGTGTCTTTAGTATAACTTTCACTTATAGGAAATTTTTGTTGAATTGATATAAATGGAGATAAAACATCACCTTCAGGTAATATATTATCAATTATTTTTATCTTATCCGAAATAGCATTTTTTATACCAGATGGGAATTGATCTTGATATATTATTTCTCTGTTTGGAATAAAAGAATAACTTCCATTTAATGTATAAATACTACTACTAGCGGTAATAAAAGATTCAGTAATAGGAAAATTAGTATAAGATGGATGAGATGATGTTCTTGAAGTATTAGAATTATTATCTAACAATGTTCCTAAGGGTGCTCTGAATATCAAAGATGATAAAGAAGATTGAGAACCAGTTAATTGGTTTCCTTCAATTGAATATGGATTCATTACAAAATCATCAAATACGCTTTCACTTATTTGAGTATTATAAAATCTTAATTCTTGAAATGAACCTGTAAATGGTCTATATGTTTTTCCTGCAATAGATATAGGTAGAGGGATTGATAAATAAAAGCTTTGACTATTAGAAGAAGTTATCCAAGAATTACCACCTGATAAACTACTAGAAGATTGGAAGCCTATTTTAGACCCATCATTTCCTTCATAAATCTTATTTTTTATATATAAACTACTAGTATTATTATAATTAGTTATCAATAATGACCACCAATCTTCATTATATAAAGGTAGATATATACTTGCTGAATTAATATCAGAATTAATAAATTTTAAAGTACCATAATTATTATATAAATTAGGGATAGAACCATTATATGATGAACTTGTAAAACTACTTCCTGTATATTCTAGTACTAAATAAAAATTACCAGGAATTTCAGATAAAAGATGATTTATACTAGATGAAGGAATTCCTTTAGTTTTAAATCTAAATTCTATAGAACTTAAAGAAGAAGTAGGTACTCCTTCAGGAATTATTTTTTGAACATAACCTCTTCCTAATGTATCAAATTCATAATTAAATTTATTTTGAAATTTATCCCAATCATTATAATTATTCTTATCCTTTCCACCATATTCTTTTATATCAAGAATAGTATCGGGGATACCATATAAGTTAATTAATGTTCTTAAACCAGTTAATGTACCCTTGGTCTTAAGTAAATACGGTAAATTATGGTATATACGTTTATATATTTCATTATTTACATCATTTAATGGTAATAGGTTACTACTATCAGATGCTGTTATATACGTCGTTATAAGGTCACTACCTGTTGGAGGTAATAAACCTCCTGTTGAAGTATAACCTAAAAATGAAGAATATAAATCATCAGTTGAAAAATTATTTTGATAAATTTTTATTCCAAAATCCTTTAAAGCATCAGAAATTAAATCTCTTGAAATACCATGATCTAATCTATTGTCAGCATTATATTTATTTGAAACTTCTTCATGATAAAGATATATATTATCAAAATGTTGACCTAACATCTGAACAAATAAAATATAATTATCATTCTCCGGATCTTCTCTTAAATATAGAGGAATAGTATTAACTAGAGCATCTTTATTTTCATTATCAAATAACGAAGCAGTAATTATTTGAGAATCATACCATGTTTGTCCTTGTGATGAAGTTGTAGGAGCATTTATATAAGGAGGTGTTGAGTTGGTTTTAGGCCAAGCTTTACTACCTGAATTGTAATATAAAAAATATTCATATTCATCAAAATTAGTAATTAAATTAGTAATTTTATCATTTAATATATTATTACTTGATGAAATATAAGTATTGGAAATACTAGATGTAGTAGTATTACTTTGAGAATAATAAGTTTCTAATAAAGATAATTTATAATAAAAATTTTCTAATCGGGTTTGTGCAGATGAAAAATGAATAAAATTTTCATAATCTGTATAATCTATATTTAATTCAATTGAATTGTTTTGAAATAAACTAGATAATTGATTTGATAAAAATGTGGAGGTTGTATTATTTAAGGTATTGCTATTGTAATATTCTGTAGAATTGTTGATTCTATCTTTAATAGGAATATTAAAATTAGGTCCTTTTATTTTTATTACTCCATTTTCCTCAGGAAAACTTATAATATTTTCTATTGAATAAGCTATAGAATCAGAGATTTTTTCTGAAATCCATAATTGAGAATTTAAAGTAAAATTATTAGGTAAAGGTTCGTATAATTTAATTAATAAACTATAATCACCTGGGATTGAATTATCTAATAAAACATTATTAGAAATAAGTAAGTTGTTATTATCAAAATTTAAATAAAAATCTAAATAATAAGTGGATTGATTAGATTCAGAAATAAATTGATTATATCCATTTTCAATAGATAAAGAATCAATTATAGTAGATGATAATCTTAATTCAGTTCTATCAGAACTAATTTCTGTTATGTAATAATAATTATCTTTAGATGAATTAAATCTTGGTTTTAGAAAATTATAAATTACTTTATATTGTCCTTCTTCAAAACCATAATAAGTTAAATCTTTTTGTATATCTAAATTTAAGTTATTATCTATTAATGAATATCTTTTATAATTAATATCAGAACTAATTAAATTCTTATTGAAATCATAAATATGATATTCTATAATATTATTAGAGGTAAATGATAAATCATTTAAAGTAAATGAGGAAATAAGAGAATCATCTGTAGATGAATAATCTTGAAGTTCAAGAGTTACAGGATCTAAAGAAGATATATTTGTTATAATTTCCATTATTTATTTAATAATTGTTTTTGTAATTCTAAATTTTCTATTCTTAATGAAGCTATCTCGTCTAATAAAGCTTGAACATCTTCATTTACTTGTTGAAAATCAATATAAGCACTACTTTGCTTAATTAAAAATTCATGTGAATTAGTTTCTCCTGTTTCTGGTATGTCATAAAATAAATCATTATAGGATTTAAAAAATTCATCTAGTTTTGGAGGAGTTGGTAATTCTTGGGGTGGAGTAAATTTTAAAGAAAGTTGATTAAATGAAGTATCAATTATTTTTGGATATTGTCTTTTTTCAAAAACTGTTTTATTTAAATTAATTTTACTCATTTTTTACTTTAAAATAATATTCATTGTCATGAATAAGAGTTTCACCGTTTATAATTGTTTTTACTAAAATCTTATAATATCTTTCTGGTTCTAAGCCATTCATAAATATCTTAAAGTAATTTCCTTCACTATCAGCACTTATCTTAGTGTAAGTATCATCAAAATCTATTACAAATTCATTTGTATCTAAATCCTTTATAGCATAACTAGACGATAAAGGTAAATAATTATTTGAAATATAATATGAACTTGTTATGAATGTACGAGCAGGATATTGAGGTCGCACATCTATTCTAAATTTTTGGATACTATTTTGATTAAATTCTCCTTTATTATTAGGAAAAGATAATATCATATTGGATGATGTTATAAACCCTTGTGTATTTGAACCAGTATTGAATGAATAATCATTAAATCTAAATTCAAGTTCTGGAGGATAAATAGTATGAGTATCTACTGCAAATAGATTCATATTAGGTTCTAATGATTCACTAGAATTAAATTCTAAATTAGATCCCCATTTTAATATAACTCCATTATTTGATATACTTCCTGAATACCAAGAATTTACTATATCAGTTATATTTGAATTAATGTCTTTTATACTTCTTAATCCAAATGATTGAGTTACTTCATATTTTAAACCATTTGATGATCCTGTGTACCAAACTCCACCACCAGGATTGGATGATTGGAATGATGCTGTTATATAAGATCCAAATGAAGACGTAGTCCATGTTGTTCCTCCGTTAAATGTTCTCCAAGTCCAACTAGCTCCATTCTCTGTTTTTGGAGAATTATCATATCTACCAGTTCCATTAGTCCAAGATTGAGCTAATGGATAAATATAAATTTTAGAATCAGTAGTTATTCCTGTTGTTTTTGCGTTAAATAATTTAAGATTAGCTTGCCATTGTGATCCACTTATAATATCCTCTATTACATCAGCTATTTCTGTTGAATCAAATGATATTAAAGTTCTAGCTACTTCAGCTTCTGAAATATATAAAGGATCAGTGTTGTGGGTTTTATTAAAAACCTCTAATATACTATCAAGTCCAGTGTTTTGGTCTGGATATTGGGAATACAATGTGGTATCGTAAGAAGGAAATAATTTATAGATTGCCATGTTTTATTTTATAATGAAGAAACTCTTCCTTTTATATCTTCGTTTAAATATCTACATTCAAAAATACTTGGATCTAAACTTGGATAAATTACATTATTTACAGTAGCTGAAGGAATGCTATATCCGTATTTTGAATATCCATCTGAAACTCCAGATTTGTTGTAAATTTCTATATTTTTCACTGTTTGTACTCCTTCTATTTTATCTAAAAGTATATATAAATCTCTTAAGAATATTGGTTGATTTATTTGCCATTTTTCAATATTAAAAAAATCTTGTAAAGCTTTAATACAATTATTTAAAACATCATTGTTATTATAATCAGGTAAAACAATTATATCAAAATTAATTCCTATATTAATAACAAATGCATCTCTAATTCTAATTGAATCTCCGACTATTCTATATTGAGATAAATAAGTTGCTAAATTTTGTTTAATTGAAGTAGATGATGTAGTTAATTGTTTATTATTATTATAAGTTAAAATGTATAAATCAAGAATAGATGGAATTTCACCCAAATTAACATTTTGTATTTTAGTAGCCTCAATATAAGCTTTAGCTACAGCTCCAAATCTAGGAGACATACTTAAAGATCTAATTAAATAATCATCAGGGGTTACCGAACGTTGTTGAGTGTTATAATTAGACATTATATTTTGTCTTAATTCTTCTATAGTATCACCATCACTTCCTCCATCAGCAGCAAATTCATTTTCAATTGCTAATGAATCAAATATTGTTTGAGCAGTAACAGAATTTAAATTATTTTTAAGAAATTTAATAGTTCCTGAAATTTGGTTTAAAGTACTAGAAGGTATATTAGCTGAAGCTCCTCCTCCTGTTAAATATCTTATTGTTAAAGTTGTATTTGAAGGAGCAATACCATAAGTATTTGTAAAAACAAAATTAGATGGACTATAAGCAGTTGTCATTTTATTTTGACCAAATGGTAAACCTAAACCCACATTATCTGTATTAGGAATTATTGTTTCATCAGAACTATTTGTTGTACCTGCACCAAATTGAATTTGTAATGTAGTTGAATCTAAAAATCTTGAAACAAATCGTCTTTGTACTTGTTTTAATTTTAATAAATAAGGAGTATCAGTATTTTCAAACTGATTAGGATCATTTAGATTAGTATTTTTTACAGAATCATAAACTGTATCTTGAGCTAGATAATCTACTTCATACCATGTATTTCCATCACTATCTGTAATATCTAAAATTCCCATTATTCTATTATCACTTATTTCTAATGTTGGGAATTTTTCAGGACTTCCAAATGTTGAAGTTGTTGAATTTATAGTTGTAGAAAATGCTTTAACTTTCTTTTTTAATAAATAATATACGGGATTATTTCCTGATAATTGATAAACTGTTATTTCTGTAGGATCTGCTGAACTAGATATAGAAAAATCTACTTCATCTTGAGTAATAAATGAAGGTATTCCTACTGATGTAGAAGTTAGGGTTGCATTTTTTTCAATTCTAAGAGCATAATCGAAATCAGGAACATAATTACTACCTGATAATATTGAAGGAACTAATTGGTAAACAGATACATCTGTAAATGCTGCAGAAGTTACTTTGGGTTTATAACTAAACATATAAGCTAACTCAAATAAGTTATTATCTTGTTTAGCATGTTGAACGTATGTTTCTTGTACCTGATTATCTAAGTAAAATGATAAAATATCTCCAACGACTGATGCTTGTTCCATAAACATCATTCCTGGTGAAGATGGGGTAAAATCTGTGTAGGTTTGTGGATAATAAGTTTTGGTAAAGTCTATTAATGCATTTTTAAATGTATTAAAGTCTCTATTTAAGTAAGTAATATTCTTCTTATCAGCCATTAGAATGTTATTTCAATTTTATCTTCTATATTAGTATTAGGAATATTATATTCCATTATAACTTGTAAAGCGTTATTATCAGGAAATTGATTCACTGATAGATTAATTAAATTTATATTGGAAAAATTTTGATTTAATTTAGTTTGTATATCTTCTTTTAAAAAATCAATATTTCCATTTGTAATTTGTTCAAAAATAAATGCTCGTAAATTAGCTCCAAAATTATTATTTAAATATCTTTCATATTTATTAGTTAAAAAGAAATTTATTAAATTATATTTTATAGCATCCTTTGTTAAATATGTCGATCCAAAAACAGATGGTTTATTTAACGGTAAAGATATACCTACAGCAACACTAGGTTTTGTATCAATAGGATATATTTTACGAGGGTTTATTGCCATTATTTAATTCCTGTTAAATTCATTATCATATCTAAACTAACATCTCCTGCAGGTAATGATGAACCTTCAGATACAGTATCAGAAGGAATATGAGATAAACCCATTCCTTGAGTATCAAAATTCATTGTATCTCCATTTCTAGACATAGAATTTAATATATCAGCATACGCTTTTCTTTGATCTATTAAAGTTGATGGAGCTTTTGAAGTAGAACCTGGATTGGGGATTTGTTGGCTAAAATTAATATGTTGATTTTCCATTAGAGGTGGTGAGTTTTTATTAGCTCTTACTGCTTCTAATAATATATCCCTTAGTTCATCTTTAATAGCTTCCTGAACTGCGTCTTTGATTAATTTTTTTAATTCACTTGATTTCATTTGTTATAAATATTTAAGTTTAAAAGGCTTTTAAGTTTTGTTGATCTATTTGAAATTTTAATTCATCTATTAATATTTGTGTTGATGCACTAAAAGATGATTCACCACGTAATACGATATTACCTCTAACATCCCTAGCTATAGCATATCTTTTCACATATTTGTTATTATCTTGAGTATCTTCTTGTATTCCTAATGTGAATCCTTTGTATTCAATATTTCCATTATATATAGCTTCATTTGCTAAATTAGAAGCATTTAGTATATCATTATTTATAGCTACTAAAGATACATTATTATCTATAGAACATTGTTGAATTAAACTATCTAATGCTGAAATTAATGAAATTATTTGTTTTAATGTAGCTGCTGCTATCAATGATGTAAATGATATACCAGCAATCACATGAATTATTTTTCCTAATTTGTTTTCTAAAGATATTAAAATAGCTGCTACTCCTGCAGGAGCTGGAGCAGGAACTGCTTTGGCTATAGTAATGGATAATTGTAATACTTCTAAAAATCCAGTTAATAATGTTGTTGATTGAGAAACAGTATTTAAAAATGAATATAAATTATTTAATTGAGTTACTATTTTATTACGTCTAGATATTATTTGTAATAATTTTTCATTAGTAGGACATTGTTTTTTATCTAGAAATTTATTTTTATTTACCATTGCCAATGTAACTCCAAACTCAGATAGTAAAAGTAATAATAATGGTATTAATGTATTTTTTATTTTAAGAATAAATTTATTTAAAGATGTTTGTAATTGAGAAGATACACCTGCTTTTATATTATCTTTATTAATTTTATCTTTTAGTATTTGATTTTCTTGATTAGTGGATAATTGACTTTCTACTTTATCTGAATCTAATTGTTGATTTTGAGGTGTTAATTGAATTATTCCTAAATCTAATACCCATTCACCTTTATTATTAAAAGGGAATATTTCAGTATTTTGTGAATAATTTTTTTGATAAAAAGTTAAGGTTAATTGATCTCTAATATATTGTTTTTGATCTTTACTTAATTTTATATATTCAGGATTAGATTGTATATTAGTAAAAGAATTACTAGTTTGTATAAAAGAATTATCACTAGTTGAAACTGTTATAGGAATATCTATTATAAAAGTAAAAACTCCATTTCCATCTGTATTAGTAAAATATTTTCCTTGAGAAACTTTAACTCCAGGAATAATATTACTGTTAGAAGAATCTAAAATTTTTCCAGTTATAGTAATTATTTCAGACATTCTATATTGTTTTTACGGTTTTAGATTTAATATCTTTTAATTGATTACCTAATTCTTTAATTATATTTTTAGTTGATTCAGCAGCATACCTTATTGCTGTTGAAGGAGCTGCTTCACCTTTAGGCCAATCTTGAGCACCAGCTAGAGCAATACATAATGTATCTAAAGTTTTTAATAAAGTACTTAGTAATTTTTCTGTTTTATCTCCTAATAAAACAGGTTCTGATGCTTTATTATTTCCAAAAAATACATTAGTTGCATCTAATGTTATATTTTTAGATGATAAACCAATTGATTCTTGAGATGATAAACCTATATTTTTATCTGAAAATAATAATAAATTATCTTCTTTACTATAAAAAACTAATCTTCCTGATTTTAATATTATTTGAGATTTATTATACTCATTTAATGAATTTATAGGTTCTGTTGGGATTAAACTTCTATAATTTTCATTAGAAACTTTTGTAGGTATTTTTTGAGTTGAAGTAATATAAATAGATGAATCATCTTTATTTATATCTTCATTTTCAGGAATCCATGAATCTTTATCAGAATGACTATTAGTATTTCTAATTATAGTTATAGGATCACCTTCATCTCCTGATATAGACCAATTATTTGTAGATTTTTTTATAGTACTTCCTAATCGAATAGAATTATTAAATCTACCTTCAACTATATAATCTCCTAAATATGAATATAAGGGGTTGGTTTTTTTATTATTAATCCAATTTATTCCTAAATCAATACTAGGTAAATTATCTTGAATTACTCCAGGTTTAGAAGTTGAAGAAACTGAAGAATAACTTTTGTTTGATGGTTTACTTACATCTTGAGAAAATGGATTAGCATTATGTAATGAACTATTCCAAATATTAATTATATTTAAATAATAATATTTTGTAGATAAAGTATTATTTTGAGAAGATTTATCAGGAAGAGGAAATATATAAACTAATTCGTTTAATAATGGTGGATTCTTAATAGATGGGGATAATGGGTGAGCTATTTTTGGTTTTGATGTATTAGGACCATTTATGCTTAAATCAGTAAAATAAATATTTCCTAATGAAGACCATCCACCTTCACCTAATGTACCCTTTTTATTAAAATCTTTATGGTTTTCATCTAAAATTATATCAGAAACTCTTCCAACAATTATTGAGGGGGGTTGTTTTGAAATAGAACCACCTGTTTTATTTAAATTTTGATTTAAACCAGGAAAACCAAATTGTGTCATTTTTTATTATGTAGTTCTTCTAATTCATCCATTAATTGTTTCTTCTCAGCTTCAGATAAACCAGTACCATCACCTCCATCATCTTTACCACTGGATGATGATTGGATTAATCTTTGAATAATGGTAGCCATTTTAATTAATTGTTCATCATTTTTGACTCCAATTTCTAAATATTCTTTAATTAATGGAACTACTAATGTAGCATCGCCTATATCTTGTACTAATGGTTTTAATTCTGCTATTAGGGAAGATATTTGACCTTCTTTTTTAATCTGATTATTATATATTTCTTGAAAAATATCACTAAATTTTTTCTTACCGAAAATTATTTTATCTAGATCGCTCATTTTTTAATATAAATATATAAGGTTCAAAATTTATTATACCAGTTTCTAAATAATTAACGTAAGCCGGAGTAAATATTGATTTTAATTCGTTAGCTACTTCGGTAATTTTTTGTGTTTTTGCATCAACTAATTCCCTAATATTAAAATATAATGCTTTTTTATTAAATATATCTAAATGATCACGTTTAGAAAATAAATTAAGTATAGCATCAGCTATTTGTACTTTTAATTTATTTTCAGGAAATAATTTGTCTTCAGGATATATTTCATATAAGTTATCATAACAATATTTAGTAAAAGCTTCCATAAAATTATATAAATTATCATTAGTTGAAATAATTTCACCAGTAGAAATATTTTCATCTAACTCATTCATATCTACTCTATCAACTTTTTTCTTTTTCTTATAATTTTTATCATTTTCAATAATTAACCATCTTTTAGTAATAGTTCCAAAATAAGAAAATGCTTTTGGTGGGGTTAGTGTTTTTAATTTTTCTAAACATTCTTTAGATACTTGTAAAGTATTAATAAAATTATTTATATCTTGTTGAGTTACTTTAGGTGAGTCATTCATAAACTCAACAAATGAGCCCTCAACAAGTTTATCTAAATGAATTCTATAATCATGGTGATTATAATGATTTTCTTCTTTAAATGTTTTATTGATTATTTTATTTAATCTATCATTAATATTTCTACTATGATGAAATAAATGAATTTTAGTTAATAAAAATTCCATTAACTCATGTTGTAAGTCTTCAATATCTTCAACATCAGTATAATAAAATTTAAAAGTATGAATTATATTTTGGGTAAGTTTAAAGAAAGCATAATGAATCTCTCGTTCATATATTCTACTTCTTTCATCAAAATCAGAAGAACCATTATATCTAATAATGGCATCTTCAGTTTCTTGAGTAAAATATTGTTTTTTTTGTTTCTTTTTATTTTCTACTAAAGGAGTTAAACTCATATTAACGTTTTTCTATTTTAAATTGATTTAGAATTTTTTGTAATTCTTTAATTTTTAAAAAGAAAAATCCAACCTCATCATCACTAGCAAAAGCACCTTTACTATCAATTTCTTTTAATTGAGTATCTGTAAATGTAATAATTTCATCAAATTTAGTAATATAATTACTATAATTATTGATGATATCTTCACATTTTTCATTTTTTAATAGAAGATTTCTAATAATTAAAAAACAAATAATTAAAAGGAAAATTGTAATTGTAAGAGCTATTGTCATAATAATTTATTTAAAGAAACCATCCATTGCTTTACTTAAACCTTCGCTTTTTAAATTACCTAAGGCCTTAACTTTGGTTGGGGATTTACTTTTCTCCTTTAATGTACTCTCTTTCTTTTGAGATTCCCCGCTATTTTTAAATTTTGGGAACCATTCTCTTTGGAATTCGAAAATAGCAGCTAAGAAGTCGCCTTGGTGAATAATATAAGGTAAAGCACAACGTAATTTTTGACCTGGTAACCAACCCATTAAATATGGTTTATTAGCGTCGTCATAAATACCATCATGTAATTTAATAGCTAGCATTTCATTTTTGGTATATTCTATACCATGAGTTTGAAGTAAATATAATCCTCGGTCTGGAACAGACATAAATTCAAGTTCGGTATTAAAGATATAATCTTCTCCCATATTATCTTTACGCCATTGATTGGTTTGAGGAATATAAGCTTCATGTTCTTCATCACCCATTTTTCCTAGGTCATGATTTAGGGCTGAAAATACTAATTCTTCAATAGTATAATTTTGTTCAATACCTTCATTAACCCAAGTTTCGTTAATTTGGAGAGATGATTTAATAACACGGTTAACATGTTCTATATATCCACCTGGGAATGCATTATGATATTCGCGTTTGTGACTAGCTGGCATTATAATTAATCTATCTTGATATTTTTCATAAAAAGCTAGTAATTTTTCTCTTCTGGGAGATGAAATATATTTATTAATATATCCTATTAGTTCATTCCAATTATCTTGGATTTGTTCTGCTGTAAGATTCATAACGTTTATTTTTTATTTAATATTTATTTAATTCATTAGGTGTCATATCCTCTCGTTCAATCATAGATTTAATTTCTTCTAATCTATCTTCTGACCTGGATAGGAAATCTAAATATTGTTCTAAGGTTCCACCTGAACCTGTTAAATGTTTTAAGGTTTTAAAATAACCCTCCATTAATTCAATCTTATTAATTAATAATTCTCTATTTCTCATTTTATTTTTATTTATTAAATTTTTACTAATTTATTTTCCTAAATGTTATTTAAATGTTGATAACCCCTGTTGTTATGATTATAAGTGATTTAAAATGCGCCTCCAAGCTTATTTTAAATTGTTCATAACTTTCTCTTTAATACCCAACAAAAACGCGCATTTCTCATATTCTTCAATAGATTCATAATAATTAATAGAATATTCTAAATTATCTTTTAATTCAATAGTTGAAACTGAAATTAAAGTATTTAAATAGAATTCCTTACTTATATCAATCCACTTAATATATTCCCAGGCTCTATTATTAATTATAAAATCTCCTGCTCGCTTAGCCTCTTTTAAATCTAAAGAACTATCCAATTTTTTGAAAGTCTCTAAAAATTCATCTCCAGTATTCCTATAATTAGAAATTATTTTCTTAAACATACCAATTTTTACTAATGGATGTTCTCTAAACATTTGATATAACTTATCAGCATTTTCATTACCCGATTCTTCAACCTCAGGTTCATTAAATAAGTTAAAAATATTATTTATATTCATTTATTAAAATTATTATATAGGTGTATATAAACGTATTATATAAATTTACAATCGTATTTCATATATCTATGTGATTATAAATATTAATTTTTATATACATCTATTTATTATCCAATTTAAGAAAATTAATTAGAAATTCCTACCTATATTTAGAATAAAAATGGTCTAGAAATAAATCTAAACCATTTAATTAATAAGTTTATTTAAATTAAACTGAGGGGGTTTCGTCTTCTTTAAACAGATTTGTAAGGAATTTCCCTACAACACCAGCAATAAATGCAATACCTATAGACCATTTAAGGAAACCATCTCCAAAAATATCTTTAAGTTGATCAAAAGCTAATAATCCACCACCAGTAACAAATACTGAAGTAGCTAAAATAGCATCACCTAATTTTCTCCATTTTTTAGGTGTTGGTTTGTAATAATTTTTCAATGCGTTCATTTTTTTAAAAGTTAAGTTTAAAACTCATTTAATAACGTGTATGTAAATTCTTTTTGTCCTGAAAGCTTACATAATCTTAATAATTCTTTAAATTCATTTGGGTCGTTAAGAACTTGACAACCTGCACTCCATTTATCTATAATTTTACTTATAGCACTTGGATTAGCTCTATGTATATTAATCCCAAACAATCCAGTTTCAGTAATAGCTGTTTCCTCAGCAATGTTATCTTTATCACCATCACGATAAACAGTTACTGGTTTACGTTGACATAATGCTTCATATTTACCTTGATGTAAAGCTATTTGCCAAGTATTTAAATATTGATTTGGTTTAAGTAAAGCAGCACCTTTAGGATTCAATAAGTTTTTCAACCAATGAGTTCCAGGATTTGTTGTACAATTAAACCAAGTAATAGTATCATTTTTAATAACACCAATTAAATCATCAAATTGGTCAGGAATATTGGCTTTAGAACGAACACCAACTAACATAAATGGAAACCAAATATAGTTTAATCGTTTAAACTCCGTTCTTAATTCAATTATATTATATTTTTTCATGATTATAAATATTAAGAAAATATTTTTTGTCGTGGTTTATCGCCAAAATAGTCATATATTTATATTATAAAATTAATAAAAAATAAAAGTTATGAAATTTCTTAAAATAACAACAGGACATACATCATTAGAACTTAATGATATTTTAACAGCTCAAACACCTGAATTAGTAAATCAAATAGAAGATTTATTTCATTCATTCAAATATATTGAATTTGAAAATGAATTAGGATTACAGTGTATGTTTGCGTTTGGAGAAGAAGAAATTTTAAATGATATATTTGAAGTATTCCATACATTAAGTATTAACTTTGTTAATAAAGATATTACCGAAGATATATTAAAGGGTAATTTACCAAGACTAGAAGATAAACATACTGATGCTATGTTAAGAATTTTAATAGATGATTTTTTAACAGAAAATCAAACAATAGATAATATTTTAGATAAAATATCTGAGAGTGGTATTGATTCATTAAATAATTACGATAAATCAATTTTAGAAAATAAATAATATGGAAAACAAAGATCAACCAATATATCCAGTAGGAAATGAAAATTATAATCATCCTAATTTTATTAAAGGACTAACTAAAAGAGAATATTTTGCAGGATTAGCTATGCAAGGATTAATTAGAAGTGATAGAACTATTGAATGGATTGTAAATAGATCTGTTGATTGTGCTGATGAATTACTAAAACGATTAGAAAATTAATATGAAAGAATTTTATCAATTTGATGCGTTAACAGATCCTCCTACTTATTCCAGTTGGTATCATACTGATAAGGGAGAATTATTTTGGTTTAGAATCGAAACCTTATGGAGTAAAAGCTCCATGAAAATAGAAGAAGAATATCCTAAATATTGGTATTTAGAAAAAAGGACCCATAACATTGTAATAAAAAAGCCGATCTAAATGATCGGCTCTTTAATTCTCTATATATTCTGTTAATTAATTACCACCAACAATACCAGCGATACCACCAGTTTTACCAGCACTAACCATTTTACCTTTAGCTTTATCATAAGTAGCAGGTCCCGGCACTAAATTAGTAGATATTAAATAGTCAACCATTGCTTTGTGATATGTTGGAACATCTATATCATTACGTTTAGCTGCTTCTGCTTCTTTAGCTTTATATCTTTTAGCATAAACTTCTTCTGCTTTAGCTTTCTTAGCTTCTTTTTCTTTAGCAGAGAAACCAAAAATTTCATTTAATTCATCTTTAGTAATACCATGTTCATCAGCAATTTCTTTAATTTGCTTAATGGCTTTACCTTTTTTAGCTGCTTTTTCTTCAAGCATAACCTCCTTAACACATTCGTTAATAAGGTTTTTAAATTCTTCTTTTTTCATTATAATTTTTTAATATTAATATTAAGTTGTACTCCAATAAATATATGAATCTTTTTCCCTATTCCTACTTATATTTAGATTTTATCATATCCTATTTTATATTTTTTAAATAAACGATCGATTTCTTTAGGAGTTACACTATAATCATCATACCAATCTCCACTCACTTTCTTATATATATTTGGATTATTATAAGGACTATTACCAGGTAAACTCCATTTCTTACTTATCTTAAGATAATTATAAAAAAATATATAACAGTTGGCTTTTTGTATATATTCAGTTATATCAATGGGTAAATTAAACTTAATTATTTTATTAACTGACCTACGTTCACAATCTAACTCCATATCCCTACTTATATCTAAAGCTCTATATACTTTCTCACTATTTACGCGTTTTCCAGCTAACCACATATCAATAATAGCAGTATCAGAAGATTGATATTCTTTCCATATAGGTGTTTTTTCCTCCCATTGATCCATATGACAGGATTCATGTACCAAAACAGGTAACCACATATTAATAGGTTTACCTGTAGCAGTAGTTAACAAGCCGGGATGATGTTTGAATTTTTCCTCAAAATAACCGCTACATTTTATTTCATCTGAAATAGTAACAAATTTATCGTTGTTGAGTTCAAGCCTAATATTATATTTTTTGGCTTTACGTTTGAGGGATGATATAAACCTATTTATATTTTCCAGATCTGAGAATGTATATATACGATCCAAAATATTGAGGCTTTAGGTTCGGATATAAATATGGAAAGGTTCGAAGTTTTATGTTTGTGGTGGTAAAGGTAAATTCATCCAATGAGTAATATAATCATCTTCCTCATCTTCATTTTCCCAATCTTTATTATTCCATAGTTGGGTTATTACTACTTCATTATATTTAGTATAACCAAGTAAATAACCACTTCCATAATCTTTTCCATGTTGAGACCAACATATTGGTAATTTATTTTTAACTGATATCCAATTCATAATTTATATTTAGTCATTTAATTCAATTTCACCTATTGTCCAATTTTCATGTACTCCAACTCTCCAAGCACCAAGTAAATATTTTTGTTTACCTGTTTCTCCATCTATATAAAAATATGGTTTTTGTTTTCCATAGTTATTTATTATTTATATTTGTATATATTCTTTTTTATAAACTATATTTTTGTCATTCTCTTACTTTTTGAGATTTGCGATTATTATTCCAAAAACCCTATAGTGGAAACATACGATAATTTTTTAGAAGAACCAAGACAAACTTATTTTTTTAAAGGGGTTTGGGAGTGGTTGTTCGGTTTGGGTTATTGAGTGGTTTGGGTTAGATATAGGGATATACAAATCGATCCTTATATGTTATACGTACGTTGTTAGGTCGTCGGGGCCTTCCGGAACACCGGCGCCCCGCCCGACGGACATCAGCGCGCGTGGTATCCCACACAGTACTCCCCCCATACGGTATACCGCCGTACGCGTCAAGTCCTAGGGACTTCTTCTTCTAGAAGACATGTCGGGAAGAAAGAAAGGGAAAGAGAAAGGCGTCCCGACTTTTGTCGGAACGCCCTTACTTGTTCAACTAACTACACCATGGAATTTATTTAACTATTTGGGTAAACTTTAAATCTATATTAATATAGGTCATACAATAACCCATTTTATTTGGTTGATGTTTGGTTAATTTATATGGAATATTATTAGTTTTTAAGTATTGTTCCCAACATTTAACATCTTTATTATATGTTCTAATAATTTTTCCATCATTCATCATGTTACAAAAATATAATTGGAAATGTTTTTTATATCTTCTAACATAATTTAAACCCTGATTTCTAATTGGTAAGGTTGTTGGGAAATCTTTTTTATGTAAAAATAAAATATCGCTTTCTATACCTCTATATACTCCTTCATGATGTAATTTAATTAAATTTTTCATAATGTTTATTTTAAATTGTTATTACTTATTAATCTTATAACATAAACATACGAAACGTATTTAATAAAACAAAGACATTATAATTATTCAACCACTACATCAACACTTGGTTCACTCACCTCAACCTTACCCGGTTTACTCACACTCATTCCCTCATATTTTAATAATGAATTACAGATGTAACGTTGAAGGGCAATTATATTTTTACAACCCTGGATATTATTCAATATCAGTTGTTTATCTTTATCATTAATACCTTTTTCAACTACAAATTCAGCTATGAATTGTTTAGCTTTAACTACATCACTCATTTTGAATATTTGCTCTGCAATTTGTTCAAATATACTTTTAATTTGATATTTCATAATGTTGTGTTTTAATTATTTATATTAATTTCTTATTATGTTTAACTATACGAAACATAAATCTATAAACAACGACTCTTACTAACTACCTCCTTGGCACCTGGTAATGTAGAATAATATTTATCTGCTTCGGCTTTAGAACGAAACCAATTAAAACATGATATTTGATCAGGTGTACCATCTTGAGAATGAGATACAGCCCACCATTTAACTCCACTACTGTCTACATCTACACTACGTTTAATTATCATACAGTCTCCTCCTCACCTTGTGTTAACTTCTTATATTTAACTAAATAATCTTCATATAACCCCTCATTAATACCTTTTAATCGGTTTAACCATGGAGCTACGTCTTTAGGTTGTTTGGTACCATTCTTAATACCCATTAAACCACCAATAATTTTATTTACCACTAATTGTTCCATAATGTTGTGTTATTAATTTTTATTATAATATAACTATACGAAACCTAATACTTATAACCTCGATATTTTTTAAAATAAACCCCCACCACTATATTTGGGTGGGGGTCATTTGTTATTATTCTCCTTTTGCTTCCTCAACAGGAGCCACTTCAACTTTCTTTCCACTTCCAGCTGGACGTCCTCTTTTTATTTCAATACCTGCTGCCTTTTTAGCTTCAAATGCTGCTAATTTAGCTTGACGGGCACTGTTAGGATCTGTATGACGACCTCTTCCATCAACACCTTTCGCTTTGTTTTCAGCCATTTTAGCTAAACGGATTTGGCGAGGGCTGTTTGGATCAACTTTACGACCACGTGTTTCTACTTTTACTGAATCTGTTGTAACATTTACAACTGTTTCTTGGATTGGAGTCTCAACAACTGGTGTTTCAACTACTTCAACTTTAGCAACTTTGTTACTTGCTTTTTTTCCTGTGTTTTTTGTTTCTTTTTTCATAACCTTGATTTTTTAATTGTTAATTATTTATTTTATTTATACTTTAACTATACGATTTGTTTTTTAATAGGCAACGACTCTTAATTTGTCTTTATTTTGATGTGGAGGTCGAGACTAATATTTCAAACAACGTTTTGTTAAATTTCTTTATTGCTTAACTATACGAATTTTATTTAGTTGAGCAACGAATCATTTAAAATGGATTTTTAATAATTGTTTTAATAATCCCGATACCTCTTTTTCATGGTGAGAAGGTACAACATTTAATATTCTACAAATAGCAAAACATATTTCAATTCCACCTGGATTACCATTAGTAATTATTTGTAGGAATCCAATTTCTATAGGATCTAGGAATTCACCTAATTTTTTGAGTATTTGGGATTTTTTCATAACCACTTATATTAACGTTTATAATTAATTTCTTATTTTAAACATACGAATCTATATCTCAATAACAACGATTATTTATAGAAACTATATTTAATTCAAACACACAACTATAATTTCGATCCCATAACATTTCCAAAACACCTCACCTGGATTTATAGATGTGAAATAGAGTGGGTGTGGTTCTAAATTTGTCATTAGGGTGTTTATTAATTCATTCCAAACTGATATTCTAATCCAGTAATTTCACTAGTGTAGAACCATGTGTAAAATTTAAATTCCATCATAACTATTTATTTTTAAGTTGATTAACTATACGAAAATTAAACTAAATAACCACGAAATAAGAAGATGCGATGCATGGAATAGGGGGGATGCGGTGCATGGAATAGAAAGTATATATTTGTCGAATACGAGGAGGAGGAACAGCGCCATGAAATGTTTCATTTCCCGACCCTACCCGTTCCCCACACCTCACCCCAGGCCATATACACTCTTTAAGAACTCCGACACACAACCTTACACAAAACCACACCCACCTAACATCACTATGGTTTGCTATACTTTAATTAACAGTGTCATGTAACTCAATTTCTACCTCATGTAGGTCATCTTGTAATGAACTAATCATCCCACCTACATCAATACTTGTTATTTGACAATTAGTTCCAATTATATTTTCCATTTTGGTAATGGTTGTTCTTAATAATTTAACCATTGCTCGTAATTGTTCTTCTTGAATATCCATAACCTTAATTTTATTTAATTATTAATCTTATAAGTTAAACATACGAAACGTTATTTGA